TGCGGCTGCCAGATCGTGTACGGGTTTGGAAGTCGACGGAGAGAACAGCGCGGGCCTAGAAGGCCCCGTAATGCCCCCTGAGAGCCCCGTAGACGGACGAACGGTGCGGATCGATAGACGGCACCGGAGACAAGCGAAGACGGCCGCAGAGCCGTCGCCGGCTGACGCCCGCGTAGGAAGATATTCGTGTGAAGTGCGTCACATTCTACGGGTGAAACGCAAAAGTGGAAGGTTCCTTACCTATGGAGGGGTAAGGGAGCGAGGCTCTGCCGAGCGACCGCACCCCGACATAGGTTCTTGTCGGGGTAGTCGAACGGAGAGAGACTACCCCCTTTTAGCGACCTCCGGTCGCCCAGGTAGGTACCGAACGATGAGTGAGGTACCAGACCGAGGGCGGCCCTTATGGGGGCCGCTCCGAGGTCAGTGGTCGTTTTGGGTAGGTACGTTACGTAAGCATCACTCACCAACAGAACCAGTGGTTACGTAACCGGGTACGTTACGTACGACTAGATACGTAACAGAACCACTAACCCGTGGCCGCCCGAAAGGCGGCCCGCAGCGGGTTACGTTTGTCAGGTATGTCACTAGGGAGGGAAACATGACCGCATCGGTCAGCATCCGAGTAGGAGAGATCTTCGAGGACGAAGATGGTCTGTGGAAGGCTCGCCTCATCGTCGGGGGCCGTCCAGGGGGGACCATCACTTTACCAGAGCACCTGGTCCGGTCGGCGATGGAGAACGCTGCTGAGTGAGCTGGGAGTCATCTGACCGGCGCGATCGTCTGCCGGCCGACTGGCCTCGCATCCGCCGCGAGGTTCTGCGGGCGGCTGGTCACCGCTGCCAGATCCGCTACGCGGACATCTGCACAGGGATGGCTACCGAGGTTGATCACGTCCGCTACCGCGACGAGGAGTCACCTACCCGGGCGTCGTGCAAGCCGTGTCATGCGCGCAAGTCCGCGATGGAGGGCGTCGCTCAGCGCGCGAAGCTGCGCGCGATGAAGAAGCGGCCACCGCCCCGCCACCCGGGACGACGTTCTAACTGAAGTTTCTGCTGACTCTGTGGGTCAGTAGCGCCCCTGGCGGCTAGCTACCGCGCGAGGGGCTTTTCAACATCCATCCACAGAATGGGAAACAGAGATGAAACAGTGCAGTCTGCCTTACTGCGACAAGAAGTTCCTCGCCAAGGGACTGTGTAACGCACACTATCACCAGCAGAGGCGGGGTGAAGAGCTACGCCCCATCCAGCAGTTCAGGTATCGATGCAAGTTCGAGGGCTGCGACCGGCCGCATCAAGCCAAGGGCTACTGCGGGAGGCACTACCAGCAGCAGTTGCTTGGCAGGCCTGTGACCCCGATCGGTAACTACCGGTCCGATGAGGTCAGCTACGGCGCGCTTCACACCAGGATCAGGTCGTCCAGAGGATCTGCTCACGAGCACAAGTGCTACGGGTGCGGAGAGGCTGCCCGCGACTGGGCGTACATGTACGGAGATCCGGACGAGAAGACGTCCCCGACAGGGCAGGTGTACAGCACCGACATCTACCGGTACGAGCCGATGTGCAGGCCGTGCCACCGCACATTTGACAACGCAGTAGGCCGGGTGCCTGCTTAATGCCCAGGAGGCAGCTCGATGGGGGTAAGAGGTCCCGTACCTAACAGGTCTGACCAACGAGTTCGCCGCAACAAAGATGAGTATGGGGAGGTCACAACCATCCCCTCGAAGGGACCCGTCAAGGTCCCGCCGCTCGATTTCGAGGACCCCCACCCGATCATCGTGCACCTGTATCGTTCTCTAGCTGACTCGGCACAGTCCGTCTACTACCAGCCAAGTGACTGGTCCTATGCGCGATTTACTCTCCATTTCGCGGACCAGCTCCTGAAATCCTCCAAGCCCTCGGCGCAGATGTTGGCCTCGGTCCAGCAGATGCTTTCTCAGCTCCTCGTTTCTGAGGGGGAGCGTCGCCGGGTTCGGATCGAGGTGGAGCATAACCAGTCCGGAAGCTCGGATGCGACAGTGACCGACATCGGCACGATGTTCAAAGAGCATCTGCAAAAAGGCCGACAGACCGGCTAGAGACCGGCACCCCGGCGGGGTTGAGCGCTCCCCTTCCGGCGCTCCCCCGCTGGGGCTGCCACCAGACTTGACACGTAACCGCGTGTCACGAAACTGCCGTCGAAAGGGAAAAGCATGGCAGTGACTGTTTACGACCGCAACGGTCAACCGTTCGAATACCCGCGCGGGTCCTACATCACCGTCGACGACGACCAGCCTCTGAGAATCTGGGACGAAGACGGGGAACTCATCGGAGTGTTTAACCAGGCCGCATGGACCCACGTCAAAGAGATCGTCCCGCCCAAACCCGGGAAGCGGACGGTCATCAAGACCGGGTTCGGCGTTGAAGTGCAAGAACGCACCTAAGACCCGGGCGCAACGTCCCGACTGAGGCGGTCCGCCGTGACGACGGCGGTATTCGTGCTCAGGAACCGTTGCACCAAGTGCTGACCCGGCCCAGCATGGCCGGTGTAGGCGCTTTCCGCCCGAAGGGTTACAAGAAACGCTGAGGCCCAGCGTTGAGTCTCCCTTCGGGCCTCTACTTGCCAGGCAGGCGAGACCAGCCAGTAACCAAGAGCGGTCGCCCCTGGCCGGTATGAGCTCCACCGGTAAACGGGCTCACCTTTACACGTAACCTACGAGAGGCCGGTATGACCGTCACGATCACCGCCGACGTCCGCGACGTCACCGGTCAGCCCGATAACCAGCAGTGGGTGTTCTCGACCGTGCTCCGCCAGCAGGACGGCTCGATCCTCACCCAGAAGCAGGTCCGGGTAAACCCGGTGGACGGCGCGCTGAGCGTAGAGCTGGAACCCGGCTTCGCGATCGTCGTCTACGGCGAGTACCGCTGGTTCATCGAGGTGCCCGAGGCCGACGCCGAGCTGTGGCCGCTCATCGCCACCTCGGTAGCGGTCCCTCCGGACACCTCCGCTGAACTGCTCGCTGACGCTGTCAACGGCTACCTCGACGCGAACCCGCCGTCAGCGGACTGGGACGCGTTGTCGAACGTCCCGTCCGAGTTCCCGCCGGAGGCGCACGACCACGTCGCCGCGGATGTCACCGACCTCGACTCGGCTATCGCCGCGTACCTGGTCTCGAACCCGCCCGAGGCAGGCTCGGTGGCCTGGGACGACATCGACGACAAGCCGTCGACGTTCACCCCCGCAGCGCACACCCACTCGATCGCTAACGTCACCGGTCTCCAGGACGCTCTCGACGAGAAGCTCGACGAGGACGCGGTTGACGCCCGGGTGTCTCTCGGCACCGCCGCGCTGGTCGACTCGGCCCCGGCGACGCTGGACACGCTCAACGAGCTGGCCGCAGCGCTGGGCGATGACCCGAACTTCGCGACCACGGTCGCCTCGCAGATCGGCGCGAAAGCCGACAAAACCACCACGATCACCGCGGGTACCGGCCTGACCGGCGGCGGGGATCTGTCCGCCAACCGGACGCTGAACGTCTCGTTCGGGACGTCGTCGACGACCGCGTGCGTCGGTAACGACTCCAGGTTGTCGAACACCCGCACCCCGACCGACGGATCGGTGACCAACGCCAAAGTCGCTTCCGGCGCGGGTATCGCGCTGTCGAAGCTGGCTACCGGCTACGTCGCCGGCTCGGACAACTCCGGTGCCCGGACGCTGACGATCTGGGTCGGGACCGAGGCGCAGTACACCGCGATCGGCACAAAAGACTCGAACACTATCTATCTCAGGACTGCATAGGAGGTTGCCGTGGCAGGTATGTCACTTGCCACGACGGCTTTCGCGAAAGCCGCGATCGGCTCGACCGAGATCCAGAAGATCAGCATCGGGACCACCGAGATCTGGTCCGCGGCTCCTCCGCCGACCGTTGACTTCGACGCGGTGTCGTCGATGCAAGGCGGGCTGGCCGACTTGTCGTACTCGTTCTCTGCCACAGCGGGGTCCCGGGTCTTCGTGGTCGCGCACCTGCTCGGCAACGAGACCGTGGCAGGCGTCACCTACGGCGGCAACGCCATGAGCCTGGTCCAAGGCATCGCGTTCAACAACACGTCCTCCGAAGGCTGGCTCAGGGTCTACACCCTCGCGAGCGCCCCGGGTGGGTCGCAGACCGTGGTCCTGGACAAAAACGGCTCGAACTGGTGCATGTCCTACGCGATCTCGTACGCGAACGTCGCGAGCCTCGGAACCCCGGCTACGGCGACCGGTAGCAGCACCAGCCCGTCACACTCTGTGTCGGCCCCGCCGACCAACGGCCGCACCTTCCAGGTTACCGGCTGGAACAACGGAAACGCGACGTTCACGCCGTCCGGGGGCACCGGCCGCATCAACGGGGTGCAGATCGCGGGCGACCTGTCAGGCCGAGACTCCAACGCCGCGGCTACCTACTCCGGGACGCTCTCGGGGTCCTGCCCTTGGGCGAGTATCGCGGTTCCGATGACCCCGGTCACCTGACGAAAGGGCCGGTATGACGACTGTTACCGCTACCGTCCACGACATCTCCGGACGCCCGGACGATTCGCACTGGACTTTCTCCAGCGACCTGCGCGAGCAGGACGGCGTGATCATCACGCCCCGCGTCGTGCGCGTGAAGCCGTTCAACGGAGAGCTCGCGCTGACTTTACCGCCCGGACCTGTCCGGGTGACGCACCACCAGGACCGCTGGTTGATCGACGTCCCAGAAGAGGACTCCGACCTGTGGGACCTGATCGAAGCCGCTACCGACTAAGGACTTCATGAACCGCCTTATCACCATGTTCGCCGCTGCTCTTGTGAAGGCGGTCTTCGACTACCTCCGGACTCACCCCGAGTTCTTGAACCAGGTCATCGACCGGGCTACCGAGAAGCTGCCCGACCTCGCTGACCTCGATGACAAGATCCTGGCGAAGATCCCGGACCTGTCCCGGCTGGACGACAAGATCATCGGGCTGTTCCCCGACTTGTCTCGGCTCCCCGAGCAGCTGATCAACGCCATCAACCCGTTCAAGCGCTGATGCCGAGGGTCGTCTACGGGCTGACCCACTCGTCCAACGGGTGGCCGATGCTCAACTCCGATGAGTGCGAGTGGACGAAGATCCCCGGCACGAGCGTCACGCTGCAGATCGCCAAGGGCCAGCCTCTCGCGATCCTGCGCGCGTTCGCCGCCGACTTCCACGCGTACGTCGAGCCGCTGCGCGACGCGGACTCCGCGTGCTGGACGCCGACCAACTCGGTCCCGTCGTCCAACCACCTGAGCGGCACCGCGATGGACCTGAACTGGAACACCCACCCGTTCCAGGTCCCGGACGCAGGCTTCGACGCCGCGAAGAAATCACGGGTCAAAGAGCTACTCGACTTCTACGAGGGCATGGTGTTCTGGGGCAACGACTGGTCGTCGCCCAAGGATGCGATGCACTTCCAGCTCGCCAGCCTCCGCAACGGCGGAACCTTCGATACCTACGGCAACCCGAAGACAGCCGACTTCATCGCGCGCAAGATCCGCGCTGACGGCTACTCGACTTTCCGGAGGGGTAGCGCCCCAGTGACCGCGGCCCCCATCCTGGCGGCGGCCACCGGCCTGAGCGAAGCTCGCGCGGCGGAGATCCTGCCCGCGGTTCGCTCGGGCCTCCGGGAATCCGAGTGCACGAACGTCAACCGCATCGCGATGTGGCTGGCTCAGATCGGGCATGAGTCCGGGTCGTTCCAGTACACCGAGGAGATCGCCAAAAACGGGCGGTACGCGCCGTACATAGGCCGGACGTGGATTCAGATCACCTGGGACTACAACTACCGGTCGTTCTCGCAGTGGGCGTACGCGTTCGGGATGGTTCCGACTCCGGACTACTTCGTCGTGAACTACCGCGAGCTCGCTGATCTGAAGTGGGCGGGCATCGGCCCTGCCTGGTACTGGACGGTCGCCCGCCCGGACATCAACGAGCTGTCCGACCGCCGCGACCTGAACACGGTCACCCGCCGGATCAACGGAGGCACCAACGGCCTCGCGGATCGACAAGCCCGCTACAACCGCGCGCTCGCCCAGGGCGATGCGCTGCTGCAACTACTTCACGAAGAGGACGACTTCTTGTCTGCTCTAACCGACGCTGAACAGCGCGAGTTGCTGGACCTGGCTCGCCAGCAGGCCAAGTACAAGCGCAAGTCCCGCTCGCCGCTGCACTGGCCGCACGAGGGCGAGGTCGACACGATCGCCGGCCTGTCCTGGTCGACGGACGCGAACGTCCATATCCAGCTGGTCGAGAAGCTCGCTGTGATCTACGGCGACCCGGTCTCGATCGCGCTGCTGTACGCGGTGTCGAACTCCGACGATCCGACGAACAACCCCGAGCTGGCGAAGCGCATCTTGAAGCGCGTCAAGCCCGAGGACATCACCGCTGCTCAGGTCCAGATCCAGAAGTGGCTGGCTGCCGAGAAGGAGAACCGAGAATGATGAGACCCGACGTTTGGAAGCGGCTCCTAGAGGAGCGCGACGAGCTTAACGCTCGTTTAGAGCGGCTGACGGAGTTCCTTGACTCCCCCGCTCTTGACAGCCTGCCCCCAGTTGACCGGAGCGATCTGAGAGCACAAGCAGAAGCGATGGGTACGTACCTCGATCTGCTCAGCCGACGGATCGCTCGGTATGCCGCTTAAGCTAGGCGACCGCAACCCCACGGTGCGCCGCTGGCGCGAGGTGATGGCGGCCCGGTTCGCCGGGTATGCGCGAGTCCATGGACCGCTGCCCACGGACACCGACGAGTTCGGACCACGGGCTGAGGCATGGCAGACCGAGTACGAGTCCCGGACGTTCCAGCCGCTCGACGGGATCGTCTCTGACGACGATCTGCGCGCGCTGGGGATTCCGGCTCCCGAGGACACCCGCCCGGTACTGCTCACCGTCTCCGGGACGGGAGTCCCCTGGTGGGTAGGCCCGGACGCTGACGTTGCGAGACGTCTCGGGGATGTGTACCTGTGGCGTCCGGTAGGCCCGCCGTACACCGCGCAGGCGTTCCCGATGGGGCCGTCCGTGGCGAACGGGGTCACCGAGGCCACTCGCATCCTGGAGGAAGAGCGGCGGCGCATCGAGCGCTACGGGCTGTCGATGATCGGCTACTCGCAAGGTGCGATCGTCACCTCCGAGCTGTGGGAGTACCACATCAAGCCGGTGACCGGACGATTGCACTGGGTCAAAGACCACGTGCGCGGAGCCGTGACGTTCGGCAACCCGATGCGCGAGACCGGCAAGGTGTGGCCTGACCCGGGCGGTCAGATGCCCTCGGCGAAGTCGCACGGTATCGCTGACCAGCTGATGGTCAACACCCCGGACTGGTGGAGGAACTACGCCCACAAAGGCGACCTGTACACCGACTGCGAGGGCGACTCGGGCGAGATGAAGACCGCGATCTACAAGGTCGTGATGATGTCCCGGGTGTTCTCTGGTCCGGATTCGATCCTGCGTCAGCTTCTGGAGATCGGGGTTAACCCGACGTTCGAGCTGATCGCGCTGATCCGCGCGGTGCTGGACGCTGGTCTGTTCTTCATCCGCGGCACAGGACCGCACGTGAACTACAACATCGACCCTGCGACGGACTTTCTGCGCTCTGTGACTTGATACGTAACGAGGAGGTGGAGTGGCGGTTCACTACCCGGAGTCGCTACTCCCCGCCCCGTCGCATATCCAGGGGCCGACCTGGCGGCAGTACGAAGACGGCTCATGGTTCCTGCCTGAGAAGACTCTCGGCTGGCAGATCATCAGCTGGCTGTTCGAGTACGTCAACGCACCGGACGGTTCCGGGCCTTTCATCCCCACGATGGAGCAGGCACGGTTCCTGGCCTGGTGGTACGCCGTCGACGAGAACGGTAAGTACGTCTACCGCGAGGGCACCTTCCGCCGCATGAAGGGCCACGGTAAGGACCCGCTGGTAGCAGCGATGTCGCTCGCGGAGCTCTGCGGCCCCGTGGCCTTCTCGCACTTCGACGAGGCGGGCAACCCGGTCGGCCGCGTTCGGCACGCGGCGTGGGTCACGATCGCCGCGGTCTCCCAGGACCAGACGAAGAACACGTTCTCGCTGTTCCCGATCATGGTCTCGAAGAAGCTGAAGGCCGAGCACGGTCTGTCCGTCAACCGCTTCATCATCTACTCCGAGATCGGCGGGCGGCTCGAAGCCGCGACCGCGTCCCCCGCGTCGATGGAGGGTAACCGCCCGACGTTCGTCATCCAGAACGAGACGCAGTGGTGGGGCGTAGGCCCCGGCGGCGAGGTCAACGACGGCCACCAGATGGCCGAGGTCATCGAAGGCAACATGACCAAGGTCCCCGGTGCCCGCACCTTGTCGATCTGCAACGCTCACCGCCCCGGCGACGACACCGTCGCGGAGATGGCCTACCTGAACTGGCTGGACATCCTGGCGGGCGACGCTATCGACACCGGTGTCCTCTACGACGCCTTGGAAGCCCCGGCTGACACGCCGGTCTCCGAGATCCCGTTCCCGTCCGACGACCCCGAGGGGTACGAGGCCGGGGTGGCCCAGCTCATGAAGGGCCTGGAGATCGCCCGCGGCGACTCGATCTGGCTCCCGCTCGACGACATTCTGATGTCGGTCCTGACGGCGAAGAACGACGTCATCGAGTCCCGACGGAAGTTCCTCAACCAGGTCAACGCGACTGAGGAGTCGTGGATCGCACCGTCTGAGTGGGATCGCAACCACGACATCAACCTGCCTCCGCTGAGGAAGGGCGAGCGGATCACGCTCGGGTTCGACGGCTCGCTGTCCAACGACCACACCGCGCTCACCGCGTGCCGGGTCGAGGACGGGGCGTTGTTCCTGGTGAAGGTCTGGGTGCCTGAGAAGTACGAGGGGCACAAGGTCCCGCGCCAGGACGTGGACGCGTACGTCCGGTCGATGTTCGAGAAGTACGACGTCGTCGGTATGCGCGCGGACGTCAAGGAGTTCGAGCAGTCGGTCGACGCCTGGGGTCAGGACTTCCGGCGCAAGCTGAAGATCAACGCCTCCCCCGGTAACCCGGTCGCCTTCGACATGCGCGGCCAGCAAAAGCGATTCGCACTGGACTGCGAGCGGTTCCGCGACGCTGTTCTGGCGGGCGAGGTCAAACACGACAACAACCCGGTGCTCAAAGCGCACATCACCAACGCGCACCAGCACCCGACGATATACGACGCAATCAGCATCAGGAAACCTGGCAAAGAATCCAAGCGCAAGATCGACGCCGCTGTGACGGCTGTCCTCGCTTGGGGCTCGCGCCAAGACTTCCTGCTCAGCAAGAGCAACACAGGAAAGGGGGCGGGTCTGCTGCGATGACGACTTACCACGAGCACGTCGAGCGACTGCAAGGGCTCCTCGCACGGGACCTGCCGAACCTGCTGGAAGCCGAGGCCTACCGCAACGGGACGCGCCGGCTGAAGACGATCGGGATCGGCGCTCCTCCGGAGCTGGCTTACCTGGACGTCCAGCCAGGCTGGGTCGCCACCTACCTCCGCACTCTGTCCGATCGCTTGGACATCGAGGGGTTCCGTATCTCGGAGGATTCCGAGGGACTCGAAGAGCTCTGGAACTGGTGGCAGGCGAACGACCTGGACGAAGAGTCGGTCCTCGGACACGACGACTCGCTGACGTTCGGCCGCGCGTACATCACAGTCAGTCACCCGGACGTCGAGTCCGGAGACCCCGCGGGCATCCCGCTGATCCGGGTCGAGTCTCCGCTGTATATGTACGCCGAGCTGGACCCACGCAACACCCGCCGGGTCACCCGGGCTGTCCGTCTCTACACGACGCGCGACGACGTCGCGGTCCCGGATCGAGCCACGCTGTACCTGCCTGACGAGACTGTCCCGCTCCGCCGCAACGGTGGGCTTAACGATCAGTGGGTCGTCGACGGGGACGTCATCAAGCACGGGCTCGGTGTGGTCCCGGTCGTACCGCTGACCAACGACCCGCGCCTCGGTAACCGCTACGGCCGCTCGGAGATTTCTCCGGAGCTGCGCAAGGTCACCGACGCCGCGTCTCGCACGCTGATGAACCTGCAGTCGGCGTCCCAGATCCTGGGCACCCCGCTCCGCGTCATCTCCGGTGTCACCACCGACGAGTTGACCAACGACGGCGAGAACACGACGCTCGACATCTACTACGGACGCATCCTGACGCTCGCTTCTGAGGCAGCCAAGATCTCCGAGTTCAAGGCTGCCGAGCTGCGGAACTTCGCCGAGGAGATGGAGGTCTTCCGCAAAGAGGCCGCGTCTATCACCGGCTTGCCGCCGCAGTACCTGTCGTCCTCGTCGGAGAACCCCGCCTCGGCTGAGGCCATCATCGCTACCGACTCCCGGATCGTGAAGATGGCCGAGCGTAAAGGCCGGATCTTCGGCGGTGCCTGGGAGCGTGCGATGCGGATCGCGATGCAGATCATGAGCCGCGAGGTCACCGAGGAGTACACCCGGCTGGAGACAGTCTGGCGCGATCCGTCGACTCCGACGGTCGCCGCTAAGGCTGACGCTGTGTCGAAGCTGTACGCCAACGGCCAGGGTCCGATCCCGAAGGAGCAGGCTCGCATCGACCTCGGCTACACCGCTACTCAGCGCGAGCAGATGCGCGACTGGGACAAGCAGGAGACCGAGGACATGATCGACACCTTGTACTCCACGACGAAAGCCCAGGCTGACGCCACGCCGAAGCCGACGGTCACCGAGACCAAGACGGAGACGCAGACGTCGCCTTCCGGATTTAACCGGACCAAGACCCGGTGAGCCCGGAGGAGTACGCCGCCGCGCAGCTCCTCATCTCCGCCGCAGTAGTCCGGCACGTCAGGAACGTGGCCGGGTTCTTCGCTCAGCCCGCGCTGACGATGTTCGACTGGTTGCGTCTGCTGGACCTGCTGTTCCCCGAGATCCAGCGCCGGCGCACCGAGGCATCGGTGCTCGCTCGCAGGTTCTACGACTCGCAGCGGGCTCAGCATCACCCGGATCTCCCTCGTAACGATCGGCCCCTGGAGGGGACGACGTTCGAGAAGTTCGTCGAGAACATGGACCCGGCTCGTGAGCGGATGCAGCAGGCGGACACCCGCGGGGACGCGCTGACTCACCTGACGCTCCGAGCCGTCCGCGAGGTGGAGAACGCAGGCCGTCAGCAGATCATCCACGCCGTCGAGAACGACCCGGAACCCCGCGTCTTGCGGGGCTGGGCTCGCGTCGCGACGGGCCGGGAGACCTGTGCCTGGTGCCTGATGCTGATCAGCCGCGGACCTACGTACGTCCGGGCCGAGACCGCTGGTCTCGACCTTGATACGGAACACGCTCTGGAGCTGTTCGAGAACAACGACCAGGAGACCTACTTCGCCGACATCGGCGGAGAGATCAAGCAGTGGCACACCGGGTGTGACTGCAAGGTGATCCCCGTCTTCCGTAACGAGGACTGGTTCGGCAAAGAAGCTGCCGATCGCGCCCTCGACCTCTGGGGAGACGCCACCAAGGAAGCCATCGACCTTGAGGACAAAGGCCTTGTCCACAAGAGCGGTAAGAAAAAGGGCCAGCCCTTTACTCGTAACGAGCTGGCTATCAACGCCCTTCGCCGTCGCCTGGAGCGCGGCGAGATCTCAGCACAGCAGTACGCAGCACTCGCTGCTTAGCCCGCCAACCCGACCGACCTGCCAGGAGCAGGAGTCACCCCACGCCCAGGAGGCACAGATGACCGAACCCACCGACACCCCCTCGACGCCCGAACCCGCAGCTCCCGCTGCCCCGGCTCCGGCGGCCCCCGCTCCCAAGAGCGAGGACCTGCCTGACTGGGCTCGCGATAAGCTCTCGAAGGCGAACACCGAGGCCGCGAACTACCGAGTTCAGCTCCGCACCGTGGAGACCGAGCGCGACAGTCTCGCGGAGAAGCTCGCAACTCTCGAAGCCCAGGCAGCCCAGGCGGCTACCTCCGCGTCCGAGAAGCAGCACGACTTCGACCGTCTGGTGACCGCGGTCCAGGCTCTCACCCCCGATCCCACGCCGCTGTTCACGTTCGCGAACACGCTGCAGGGCGATTCGGAGGAAGCGCTCAAGACGCACGCCGAGAGCCTCAAGACCCTGTTCGGCCTCAAGAACGGCCCCGTGGCCGCTGTCGACCGCTCGCAAGGCCTCGGCACAGAAGCCCCGAGCAACGACCCTGCGGTGGCCTTCACCGCGCTCATGAAGTCCCAACTCCAGAAGTAAGGAGCCCCTGTGGCAACCCTGAACGAGCTGATCCCGAATACCGCGGGCAGCAACCACCAGGGCCGTCTGGCCCACGTCCCCTCCGACCTGCTCCCCAAGGAGATCGTCGGCCCCATCTTCGACAAGGCCCAGGAGAGCTCGCTCGTCCTGCGCATGGGTGAGCAGATTCCGATCTCGTACGGCGAGACGGTCATCCCCACGACCGTGAAGCGCCCCGAGGTGGGCCAGGTCGGCGTCGGTACGTCGAACGAGCAGCGAGAAGGCGGCCTGAAGCCGCTGTCCGGCACCGCGTGGGACACCCGCTCGGTTTCGCCGATCAAGCTGGCGACCATCGTCACCGTGTCGGAAGAGTTCGCTCGCATGAACCCCTCCGGCCTGTACACCAAGCTGCAGGGCGACCTGGCTTACGCCATCGGACGCGGTATCGACCTCGCTGTGTTCCACGGCAAGTCCCCGCTGACCGGCTCGGCGCTCCAGGGCATCGACTCCGACAACGTGGTCGTCAACACGACCAACGTTAACTACCTGCAGACCGGCTCCTCGCCGCTGCTGGACCGCCTGCTCGATGGCTACGACCTCGTGTCGGAGAACACCGACGTGGAGTTCAACGGCTGGGCCGTCGACCCGCGTTTCCGCGCTCACCTGCTCCGCGCTCAGGCTTACCGCGACGCCAACGGCAACGTGGACCCGAGCCGCGTCAACCTGGCCGCTCAGACCGGCGACGTCCTGGGCCTCCCGGCTCAGTTCGGTCGCGCTGTCGGTGGCGACCTGGGCGCTGCGACCGACACCAAGACCCGCATCATCGGCGGTGACTACTCGCAGCTGAAGTTCGGCTTCGCTGACGAGATCCGCATCAAGATGACGGACACCGCCACCCTGACCGACGGTTCCTCGACGGTGTCGATGTGGCAGACCAACCAGATCGCGATCCTGATCGAGGTCACCTTCGGCTGGCTGCTCGGTGACAAGCAGGCGTTCGTCAAGTTCGTTGACGACGAAGAGCCGGGCGACGACTGATCCAACCTTGACACAGAACGGTAGGGGTTCCTTCGGGAGCCCCTACCTGACTGTCCCGACCACTACCTGGAGGTAGATATGACTGCTCCATTCAACGGGGCCGTGGTCCGGGGATGGCTGGGCTCGCTCAGCGACGCCGAGATCATCGCCAAGCTGGCTGACCTGGAAACAGAAGAGCCCGACGAGGTCGAGGTTTCCTGGGACGATGTGGCTGACAAGCCGGAGGACTTCCCTCCGTCAGCTCATACCCACGCCTACGCCGACATCACCGATGTCCCCGAGGACTTCCCCCCGGCCGCACACACCCACGAGGCGGCCGACGTCACCGACCTCGGCGACTCCGCACTGCTCAACGTGGGTACGGCCGCGGGCACGGTTGCCGCTGGTAACCACACCCACTCCAACTACGTGCCAACCACGCGCACGGTCAACACGAAGGCGCTCAGCGCCAACGTCGTACTCAACGGGGCCGACGTGGCCCTCACCGGCTACGAGATCGGCACCGAGCCGGAGGCTGCTGTTGCGGCCGCTGACACCGTCAACGAGGCCATTGCGAAGCTGGAGAAGCGTATCGCGGATCTGGAGGCGTTAGCCTAATGGCATACGCCGAGCCCAGCGACGTGGTCGCGCGGCTCGGGCGGCCGCTGACCGATGACGAAGAGACCCAGGTCGAGACGTTCCTAGAGGACGCCGAGATCGAGATCCGTTCTCGTATCCCTGACCTGGACGATAAAGCCGAGGACGAGGACTACCTCAAGCGGGTTATCAAGGTCGAGGCCTCCGCGGTCACGCGCCTGATCCGCAACCCCGACGGCTACATCGGTGAGACCGATGGCAACTACTCGTACCAGCTCAACTGGCGGCTGAACACCGGGGCGATCGAGATCACCGACAAAGAGTGGGCTCAGCTCGGGCTCTCCAAGAACGTCGGCGTGCTCAACGTCCGTCCCAAGACTCCGCTGGAGCGCTCGGGTGAATACCCGGCGTTCGGCTCGGTCGAGTGGCAGGTGTTCCAGCAGAGCTCCCCGCTGTACTGGGGCTACTGATGAGCGGGCTACTGGACGACGGGGCTAACTACGAGCCCGTAACGGTGTACCCCGAGGTGACTCGGAAGGACCGGCTGGGCAACACCCTGGTCGGCCCTTCTGCCACCGGCGTCGAGACAGTCGCTCGCTTCCAGATCCAGAACCAGACGGGCTCAGCCGCCCGCCGGGCGGAGATGGACGACATAGGCGACATGACCGAGCAGGTCTACACGATGCGGCTCCCCCGGTCGTTCACGACCGAGTTGAAGTCCGGGTCCGAGGTTGTGTGGCGTGGTGAGCGCTGGGGTGTGTACGGCGACCCTCGTCGTTACAACGGCTCTCGTCGCACCGCCCGCCTCGAATACGTGGTTCGGAGGTTCTGATGCCTTTGTACTACGGGCGATCCGGCCTGAACAAAGTCGTGTCGCACCTGCCCGGTGTGGTCCACGAGATGCGCTCCGAAGCTGACGAGGTCGCTGACCGGGCGAAGGCCAACCTGGCCGCCGCTCGTGCGAGCACGCAGTGGGAGAAGATCCACGGCCCGGACCATCTGACGAAGATCACTCGGACCAACGGCTCGGTGGATGCCTACGTCAACATGGAGGCCCCTAGCCCCGAGTCGATCGAGTACGGCCACTACCCGTCCGGTGTCTTCGAGCCCGAGCGGTACGGCCGCGTCACGAAGGCTCCGCAGGGGCTGTACATCCTCACCGGTGCCGCCGGGTTCGGCGGCCAGACCGCTATCTCTACCGGCGCTAAGCGCGGGAAGAGGGGGTAGCGCATGGCTGGCAAGCTTCCGATCGTCGGTGAGGTCGTGCTCCCGATTCTCCGCGGCCACGAGGACCTGTCCAATCCGATCAGCACTGTCCCGTCTCTGGCGGATGTGCATGTCGGGACGTGGGTCGAGGACATCGACTCCCGCACGTTCCCGCTGATCACCGTCCGTCGCGTAGGCGGTACCCGCAGCCCGGAGCATCCGACGCTGTTCACGCAGCCGGTGGTCGAGATGACCGCTTACTCAGCGGCTGACCTGCCCACTACCGAGCAGATGTACGAGGACGCCCTAGAGGTCTTGTACCGCGCTGCACGTCTCCAAACCAAAACGCCAGCCGGCTATCTGCACTCGGTGACCGAGACCTTGGGTGCGTCCCACGGCCCGTCACCGTTTGACCGGACCTGGCGCGTCTTCGGCCTGATCCGACTCGGCATCCGGCCCCCTAAGAACTAAGGAACCAAATGGCACTGAAAGATGATGCCGTCCTCATTGCCGCGCGGGGGTACGTGTACACCGCTGCGGTCGGCACGGCGGCACCTACCCCTTCTCAGCTCAAGCTGATCGACCTGGAGCACCCCGAGGCGTGGGAACGCACCGGCTGGGAGCTCGTCGGGCACACCTCCGAGGATGATCTGCCCGAGTTCGGCTTCGACGGCGGCGACTCCGAGGTCCGCGGCTCGTGGCAGAAGAAGAAGCTGCGCGAGGTCGAGACCGAAGAGATCGCGGACTACGTGGTCATCAACCTGACCCAGTTCGACGAGTCGGCTCTGGAGCTGTACTTCGGCCCGAACCAGTCGGCTACCCCCGGCATCTTCGGCGTGAAGTCCGGCTCGGTCGTGAACGAGCGTGCGCTGCTGATCGTGATCGTCGACAACGACGTTCGCCTCGGCTTCCACGCCCGTAAGGCTTCGCTGAAGCGCGAGGACGCGATCTCGCTGGCGACCGACGAGTTCGGCGCTCTGCCGGTGCGCGCGACCTTCCTCGACTATCAGTCGTACAACCTGTACGAGTGGATCGAAGAGGACTGGTTCAACGCTGCTGACGCGCCGGTCGTGTACCTGCTCGATCTGGGCGGCGCTACCGGTGGTGACTACACCCTGTTGGTCGGCGGCAAGTCCACCGGCGACATCGCCTACAACGCCAACGCTTCCGCGATCAAGACCGCGATCGGTGCCGTCGATGACGGCGTCGCCGAGTCTGCGTGGACGGTCACGGCCGACGGCTCGGACTTCGAGATCACGGGTCCGCTGGCTGTTGCGCTGGGCGTTGACAGCACCGAGGGCGGCTCCGGCGTAACCGTCGACGTCGCCTGATTCGAACTTGACACGTAACCCGTGTCAGACGGGGGAGCGGTAACTCTGGCGGGCCGCCGCTCCCCCAACCCCTCACCTGCCCGCCGCCACTTACACGAAGGGTCCGCCAACCATGAGCAACATCATCAGCCTGGACAACGTCCGCGAGGAAGCCGACCGCAAGTTCGGTGCCCCGGTCCCGGTCCAGATCGACAAAGACACCACTGTCTATCTCCGCAACGCGATGCGCCTGAAGAAGGAAGCCCGTAAGGAGATCCTGAAGCAGCTCGACGTCATCAAGCTGTTCAACGCGAAGTCCGACGAGGACGCCACCGAGGCGGACAACGACAAGATGGCGGCCGCCGTGTTCAAGATCCTCGGGCTGGCGGCCGGTAAAGACTCCAAGACCCTGCTCGACGCGATCGACGACGACGTGGCCATCGCCACCGAGGTCCTCAGCCGCTGGCTGGAGGAGACACAGGCGGGGGAAGCCTCCAGCTCGGAGGACTGATCGACGACTACGGCGACGCGATCCTCGCGGACCTGCGGTCTGAGTACAACCTCAGCCTGAAGGCCTTGTTCGACCCTGAGTCGACTCTCGGCCCGATCGAGGTTATCGCTCTGATCAAAGAGCTGCCCCGGGACTCCAGATTCTGGTCGGAGAAGCAGGGCGGGCCGCAGTTCCGAGGGTGGAACGACCACGTATACGTGACCGCGTCGATGGTCAACGAACTCCGAGCCCTCAAGTTCATGTACCTACTGGCGAACACGCCGAAGGACAAGCGCCGCAGGCTGACCCCGCCCGAACCGTTCCCGGTTCCGCAGGTCAAAGCCCACAAGGCGAAGAAGTACAAACCCGGCTCGTTCGGAGCCGTCGCGGCCATGCGTATGGCTGCTTCCCGCAATCGGAAGGCCCAGGCAACGGGCAGATAGTGAGGTAGCTCGTGGCTGCAGGGAAAGAGGTCGGTCGCCTAAGTATCAAGGTGACCCCTGACCTCGACGGGTTCTACCGAGAGCTGAAGGCGGCTGTGGAAGCCGCCGAGAAGATGAAGGTGAAGATCCCGGTCGAGCCTGACATGGGCAACTTCCGCTCCGAGGTTGCGGCCAAGACCAAAGGCATGACTGCCAAGGTCAAGGTCGATGCGGACGTCGATGTTGACAAGGGGTTCTTCCGCAGGATCACCGAAGGCATCTCCAACATCCCGGGACCGTCGTTCGGGTCCGGTATCAACCCGGCGGGCTACGCGGCAATCTTCGCAGGTATCACCGTCCTGGCCGCCCCGCTGATCGGACTACTGACCTCTGCGCTGCTGACTCTTCCCGGATTGATTTCCGCGGTAGCCGTGCCGATCGGCGCACTGGCCCTCGGCATCGACGGCCTGAAGAAGGCCGCGGAGCGGCTGCAGGAGCCGTTCGAGGCTCTCAAAGCGTCTATGTCTGCGGCGGTCGAGCAGCAGTTCGGGCCGGTCTTCGACCAGCTAGGGAAGGCGTTCCCGATGCTGGCGGCCAACCTGCCGAAGGTTACGCAGGGTATGGCGGACTTCGCCAAGTCGTTCACCGACACCATCACCTCTGAGGCCGGGATGGCCAAGATCGAGGGGATCATCTCGAACATCGGCGCGGCCATCTCCCGTGCCGCCCCCGGCATCGGATCGTTCACCGACGGTCTCCTAACCCTCGCCGAGAAGTTCACCTCGAAGCTGCCGAACGTCGCTGACTGGTTCAACCAGACGGGCGAGTCGTTCCGGAACTGGATCAACAAACTCAACGAGGACGGGACGCTCGACAAAGCGTTCGACGGCCTCGGGGCCTCCCTCAAGACGCTGCTCGAAGGCGTCGGGGGGATTCTCGAAAGCGGCCTGGACTTCTTCAAAGACCCGAAGAACATCGAGGACTTCAACGAGGGGCTGAAGTCGATCGGAGACTCCCTCCAGTCGATCGTCAACCTGTCTAACACCCTCAACGGGATGGGCGACCTGTTCAAGGGTCTGCTACCGAACTTCGACGGGTCCGCTCTGACCGACGACCTGTTCGCTCCTTTCACCTCCGAGGACGCGGGCTGGCGAGACATGTTCGCCAAGCTCCAGATCGGCTGGGAAGGCGTCAAGATGAAGGCGTCCGAGGTGTGGGCCTCGGTGCAGACATCCGCCGCGAGCGCGATGGCCTCGGTAGCCGCCACGATCGCCACACTCCCCTCGACGCTGTCGAACGTCTGGAACTCGATCACCACGAGCGTCTCGGCGGTCTGGAGCCAGATCGTCGCAGGAGTTTCCGCCGGGGCACGGCAGGTTCTCTCCGCTGTCGGCAACGCGTTCAGCTCTGTCGGCTCGGTCATCTCCAACGCGTTCTCTGTCGCTGTCAACGCTGTCCGTGACGCGTTCAACCAGATGGTCTCGGCGGCTGTCGAGGGGGCTTCCCGAGTCCTGGCCGAGATCCAGGCTCTGCCCGGTAAGATCGCTGCCGCCGCCGGTAACTTCGGCTCGGCCCTGGTGGCCGCGGGTAAAGCCCTAATGGACGGCCTGCTGTCCGGTATCAAGGCAGGCCTGGAGTCGGTGCTCTCGTTCGCATCCGGCATCGCCGCCAAGATCGCTGCGGTCAAGGGGCCTCTGCCCAAGGACCGCAAAGAGCTGATCCCCGCCGGCGAAGCGCTGATGGAAGGCCTCGGCACCGGCCTGGAGAACGGGCTGGACCCGGTCCTCGACCGGGCCAAGCAGATGGCCAAGCAGATCTTCGAGGCGTTCAAGGAGACGTTCGGCACCGCTCCCGGAGCCGTCGCCTTCAACCTCGGGGGCGGCACAGCCGCTCTGCAGTCCAGCCTCGGTGATGTCCAGACCTCGCTGCAGTCGACGCTCGACACGTCGCAGGAGCTGAACAAGTCGTTCGCCGAACCGATCGCGGGAGCCGCGGACGGCTCCTCGCTGCTCAGCGGCGACATGAAGCAGCAGATCAAAGACGTCCAGGATCAGATGGCCCTGCTAGAACTGCAGAAGAAGCAGCTCAAGGTCCAGAAGAACGAGGCCGGGTCTAAAGAGGACAAGGCCGCGATCCAGGAGAAGATCAACGCGCTGCAGGCCGAGAAGGACAAGCTGGCCTACCAGAAGGACCAGCTCAAGATCCAGCAGAAGCAGACCGGCGAGCTAGGTGAGCAGAAGACGCTAGCCCAGTTCCTCGGCGAGCAGTTCGCCTCGACCTGGCAGCAGGGCACTGACGCCGTCGCCGGGTTCGCTCGGGCGAACCTCGACCAGGCGATGGGCGACCTCGGCATCGGCGGAGGCGCGATCACCAACGGTCTGAACGCTGGTCTCGACTGGGGAGTGCAGGCGCTCGGAAACGTCATGAACATCCAGGTCAACTCGGTTGACGACGCTATCGCGGTGAAGAACAACGAAGTGAACAAGCAAGCGCTCACTTACACACGCCGCTAACTTGAAACGTAACGAGGAGTTACATGGCTTCCAGACTGCTGGACCCCGATACCCTCGTCGAACTCGAAGGTGTCAACGGTGAGTGGTTCGACCTCACCAACGGCACCGAGGGGATCTACCTCGCTACCGAGGTTACGGGTCTGCTCGACCCGCCGGTGAAGGCGACGTACGAGGAGCCGGGGAACTTCCCCGGCGCTCGGTACCTGAACCACCGCGTCCTGCGACGCGACCTGGTGTTCGGCGTCGAGATCCTCAACGACGAGAACGACGAGACCTGGCTGCGCCGGGATTCGGCGTGGCGCAAAGCGTGGTCGTTCAAGCGCGACGCGAAGCTCCACATCACCACCGGAGAGTCCGGGCACCGCTACCTGAAGGTTCGGCTGTTCGAGTCCCCGACGACTGACATGGTCACCGACCCGCGCGGTAGGGAGGTGAACATCACGAAGATGGTCGTCGTCGCGGGCGACCCGTTCTGGTACGAGGACGATGTCGTCTACCCGATCGAGGTCCAAGAGGACACGACGTTCGACCCGAACCCGTTGCCGTGGCCGTGGCCGCAGCCGGAGCTTCCGGTCGAGGACATCGAGATCACGGTCCCGAACGCGAACCCGACGGACAACATCATCTGGCCGAAGTGGACGCTGCCCGGGTCGTCGGAGAAGCCTGCTGATCCGTACATCCCGGGGCTGCCGTGGCTCGGCGCTCCGAAGTCCCCGGCCACGCTGTGGACGGTCCCGGATTACAAGCTCGACCTCGACGAGGACGAGGACCCGTCGCTCGGCACCCGGCGTATCCGGATGCCCGGGCAGATCGGTGGTCTGCGCGTCGAGGAAGTCCAGCAGATCTACATCGACGGCCGCCCGACCGGCGGCACGTTCAAGATCGGGTACGGCGATGAGTGGACCGAGCCGATCGCGTACAACGCGACCCCGAACGAGGTCCGCGCTGCGCTGATCGCGCTGTCGGGTATCTCCGCCAACGACGTCGAGGTGTCTCTCGGCGGGGCGACGAACGAGGTCCAGACGGTTCGCCTCAAGGGCGGCGCTCTGGGCGGCACGTTCACGCTGTCGCTGGGCTCGGAGACCACGGTCGGTATCCCGTTCAACGCCTCCGACGCTGACCTTCAGGGCGCGTTGGTGGGGCTGGATTCGATCGGATCCGCCGACGTCAGGGTGAAGTCGACGAAGATCAACGAGGTCCAGGTGGTCGAGTTGGTCGGGGAACCGACCTCGGGTTCGTTCACGCTGACGCTCGACGGGCATACCACGGATCCGATCGCGTACAACGCGACGCCGGCTACGGTGGCGGCCCGGATCGCGGACCTGCCGAACATCGACGGTAACTACGTCAAGGTCGAGGGTCTGAACGAGTGGTTCTACTCGCCGTACCGCATCACGTTCGGCGAGGCCCAGAGTCAGGGCGTCATCACCGACATCATCTCGGGGATCATCGATTTCATCGGCGGCTTGTTCGGCGGTAACGCCTCGGGCAAAGGCGTCGGCGGTATCGACATCGACGAGATGACCGGGGATGTCGGCACGCTCTCGGGAGGTGCTGGGCTCGATGTCCAGGTGACCACCGAGCAGGACGGCGACCGGCTGTACGTCGTGTCGTTCCAGCGTGCTGCTGGCGGTCTGAACCTGCCGCAGCTGGTGGGTAACGCCTCCGGTCTGGAAGGCGACGACCTCTCGATCGAGACCGCCACCAACGTCGACGGCGGTCGCCCGTACGTCGTCCGGTTCACCGACGACCTGCAAGGCGTTGACGTCCCGACCATGACGGTCGATACGGACGGTCTGACCGGCGGGTACGAGGTCGGCAGCCGCGTGGTGGTTCTCCGCGAGGGCTACACGTACCCGGCTGAGAACGTCGTCGTCGACTCCGACCCTCGCGAGGAGCAGGTGTCTTCGGAGTCCGGTTCCCCGATCTGGGAGCGGATGAACTCTGTCCGGTTCCTGCACTACATCCCGCCGTACACCGGCGAGGTCACGTTCAAGTTGTCCGTGTCCGGGGCTGTCCCCGGGCAGATTGCCACGCTGCGCCTTCCGCGCGCCTGGTCTCGACCCTGGGGGCTGGAATGAAATACACGCTGCGCGTTTTCGGGATTCCGGTCCTGAGCTTCGAGTCCGCGGGCACCGGGGCCGAGGAAGGCTACATCAACCTCACGGGCGGCTCGTTCGAGCTAGCTCCCGAGGAGCCCGAGTACGACGAAGAGTACTACGAGGAAGACCGTAGCGGGTTCGGCTTCGGGGTGGGCTGATGCCAGCTCCCGCCGCAGACATGACAACCCTGGCGGGTCACCAGCAGCTCTGGGACACCGTCATGAAGCGCCGCCAGAAGCGGGAAGACGAGCGGATCGCACCGCCGTTGATCCGCCTCTGGGACGGCGACTACAAGCTCCGCGGCCAGCTCGTCGGGGAGCGCAGCCACAAGTTCGAGTTCATCGAGAACGAGACCGGCACCGCGTCGATCACGATCTCGCTGGACCACTACCTCGCTAAGTGGATCGCGTCCCACAAAGGCCGCGCCCGCCGCAACGTCCACGTCTCGTTCGACAAGCAGGGTGCCCGGTGGACGGGCCGCATGGACCACTACGACATCGTCCGGACCAAAGAGGGCGACGTCTACATGGAGGTCGTGTTCAAGCACGACTACGAAGAGCTCAAGCACATCTACGTGTGGGCGAACCCGTTCCTGCGGCCCGAGTTCCAGTTCCCGAAGCTGTGGGTGATGTTCGGCCCCGCGAAGTGGGCGCTGCTGCTGACGCTGTTCGTCAACATCCTCCGCCTGGAGACCTCGCTGTGGACGCTGCCGGACAACCCTCTGGACATCTCCGAGTGGTTCCCGTTCTCGCTGAACCCCGGTAACTGGCGCAACATCGTCAAGCCGTTCCCGTTCCTCGCGGACAACTCTCCGCTGACGATCGTGTTCTCCCGGTTCAAGTCGTTCCACGACACCGCGAAGAACGTCCTGGCCGACTCGCAGCTCACCATCGTGTGCCGCCGGTACTTCCACGGCGAGGACCCGCACCCGTTCGCGGAGCTGTCCGGTGAGCTGGGGCTGCCGCTGATCGAGGGTATCGCCTCGCTGATCCCGCTGCGCCACGGCTGCCTGGTCTGGGACATCGTCGACAACTCCGGTTGGGGTTCGGAGACAGCGTTCGGCGGGTCGCTGCTGACCGGTCTGGTCCGCGCGGTGATGAACATCGCGTCGGACGGCATGACCGAGGGCATCGACATCTACACCGGGCTACCGACCTACCCGGGCGAGTACTACACCCCGGGGTTCCTCGGGACGTACCCGAAGGCTCCGCACGTGGTGTTCATGGAGTCCCCGTACACCGGCATCGAGTCCTCGAAGTTCACGTACACCGAAGCTACGGACACGTCGTTCGTGCTCGGCGGGCAGTCGATGCCCGGGGTAAACGAGATCATCTCGGCCGGCATCAACATGGGCGGCGACTTCCTGACGTCGCTGATCAACTCCCAGCTAGCCACGCTCGGTGCGTTCGGCGGCGCGATCGACCTCCCGCCGCTCGGCGGCATCATGGACGCGGTCGCCCGTCCGCTGTACGAGAACGTGATCCTCGCGTTCATGGAGATTCCCACGCTCCGCGCAGCAGGCCTGAGCCTGCCGATCGCTGGCCTGGAGGACATCGTCACCGGCCTCGGGGATTTCCACTATAACGAGGGCTGGGTCGACGGCGCTGACAAAGCGTTCACGATCTCCGCGATCATGGCGGCCCGCGCTAAGCAGTGGGCTACCCGGGCGAAGCACTCGCACGAGATCCAGGTGTCCGACGCTGCCCCGTACGTCATCGGTGAGCGGGGTCACGGGCATTTCTGGCTCGGTGACCGGGTCGGTACCACGGTCCTCGGCTACCCCGATCCGTACACGATTTTCGTGGAGCGGGTCACCAAGCTCACCTACGAGTGGGGTACCGACGGCCCGAAGGGCTGGACCATCACGATCGGTTACAAAGAGCCGGAGGACCCGATCCTCAAGGCGTTCGAACTGATCCAGTACATCAACTCCAACCTCGGACAGCTCGGCATTCTGTAGCAGCCGAGCTTGATACGTAACGAAGAGAGCCCGCCACATGCACAAACCTCTGACCCAAGAACACGCCGACCCGGACAAGCCGGAGGAAGCCCTCGCCTGGGCTTTCTGGGGACTCCCTCACCCGTCCGGAGGCCATTCGCTGTCTAACCCGGTGATGGCCAAGTACTGGTCGAAGCACTTCACGGAGCTCGGGATTGTGCATGTGGACTCTCTGCGCCGGCTCGCTGACGAGAACGGCAACATCCACGTCAGCAAGCTGCCTCAGCAGACCAAGAAGTTCCAGGCTCCCGCCCGCGGGCCGCGGAGCCACTACAACCCCGCTGCGCAGTGGGTTCCCTCGGATACCCCGGAGCCTCCGAAGTTCCGTGTCCAAGATCCTCGGACGCTCACCCAGCAAGAGCAGCAAGCCCAGCTCGACATCTACAAGCAAATGGGCCTGATTCCTACCGCACCCCTGCCGCAGCATCAGGCTGCGGTCGAATGAGAGGCCCGCTTATGCCAGACCTGGAAGACACCCAGCCGTTGCACGTGTCTGACCTGCCTACCGAAGAGATGGACCTCTCCGAGCTGGACACAGGCGGCTTCGAGATCCCGCACCTGGGCTGGGACTTGGACAAAGACGGTGACATCGAAGGTATCGAGGAGTACGTCCCCGAGCCTGCGGTGCTGCGCGGCGCTGTGGCCGCGGGCCTGGGCTTCGCCGGGTTCGTCCTCGGTAAGACGTTCGACGTCTCGTGGATCGACCAGGCGGTCGCTATCTACGCGGTGGCTGCACCGTTCGTCCTCGGATTCGTGATCCGCCGTCACGTCACCCCTACGAAACGGTGACCGAGGTCCTGGATTGGTTGGCGGTGGCTAGCGGTCCTGCGGGCATCGCGATCGGTATCTACGGCGAGAAGTGGCGCTCCCGGCGACGGGAGCCTGCCGAGATCGAGAAGACCGAGGCGGAGGCCTCGCAGATCTTCGTCGAGACCGCGGTGACTCTGATCGCCCCGCTCAAAGCGGAGATCGCGGACCTGACCGTGCGCGTCAACCAGCTCGAAGAAGAGAACTACACGACCAAGACCCGGCTGCAGCTGTCGATCGATTACATCCGCGTCCTGCAGACGTGGATCAGCAAGCACATCCCGGGACGGAAGCCTCCGGCTCCCCCGGCCGAACTGCTGCTCTGAACTTGATATGTAACGGAGGTCTTAGTGGCTGACGACCAGTGGGTACCTGACGTTCCAGACGGCGCGTTCGTCATCGGCGGCGGCGACTACCGCTACGGCCAGGACATGACCGAGGACATCGCCCGGTCGCTGTTCCAGGTCCCGGACTTCAACCCGGCCAACGCGCTGCTGGTGCTGCCGCAGCTGCTGCTGCGCCTGCCGCTGGAAGCGCTGCAGAAGTTCAAAGACTTCATCCCGAACGTGCTGGAAGGCGCGTTCAACACCGTAGCCGGCGCGGTCGACGCCATCATGGGCGCGATCCGCGAGACCCCGCGGGTGCTGGAGCAGATCCTCTCGTATCTGCCGCAAGAGCTGCGCGACGAACTGGAGCACGCCGCGGCCCGTATCGGCGCGGTGATCGACGCTATCGTCCAGGCGCTCACCGGCACCTTGAACATCGGGCACACGATCGAAGACCTGATCTTCTCGCTGACCAACATCCGCCCCGGCGCGATCGGAGGTGTGCTCGGTGGCGGGTCGATCGAAGAGACCATCAAGCGCATCGTCGATGCGATCGTCTCGGGCATCGTCGGGGTCACCGGCATCGGTGCGGGGATCTCGGATCTCCAGTCGCTGATCGAGCAGATCTCCTCGGCGGCTGCCCGCGGCGGGTTCGCCTGGGACATCCTCGGTATCCAGAACAACAAGAAGCCGAAGTCCGGGCTGTACAAGTCCGAGCGCGGCAACTTCGACCTGGACACCCTGAACTCCACGGTCTCGGTCGCCCCTGGCACTTCGATCATCGCGTTCGATGTCATCGAGCAGTCGATGCCTATCGGCCTGATCACCTGGATCGGCTGGGGCACCTCGGGCATCACCGACTTTTACATCAACGTCTACTGCTGCGTCGACGACCGCTCCGACCCGGAGCTAGGCGAGCTGATCCACCAGTCCGAGAACATCGCGGGCCTGCTGGCGGGCTCCGCGTCCCCCGGCGCGAACATGGCTTACGAACTCACTACCCCGATCGCGGCTGTAGCCGGCGACCTGCTGGCGTACGAGTTCATCGCCGTCGGCGGCACGCACACGATGCGCGGCCGGGACTTCAACCTCCCGGACAACGACGGCGCTCCGATCGGCAACGTCGGGGCCACCCGTTCGCTGTCGACGCCTTCTCTTCCCCCGGCCACGCTGGACAAAGCCGACGTCACCTGGACCGACAACGTCCCCCGCGTCGGTATCGCGGTGGACACCGGCACCGGCTCGGATCACCACGACCCGCAGGTCGAGTTCTTCGAGAAGCCTGTAGCTATCCCGGTCCCGGCGTGGTGCGACCGCATCGACGCGATCGTCACCGGTAAGGGTGGCAAGGCCGCCGACGGGTTCCTCGGGTTCTACGGCAACCCCGGTCAGCCTGGCGGTGTCAACACCGTCACCTGGACCCGTGGTGAGCACTTCTCCGGCACCACCACGATCTTGGAGTGGGATGGCGCTGAGCTGTCGATCCCCGGGTTCGAGGTGTCCGCTGCCAACGGCTCTAACGGCTCCGGCCAGCGCCCTGTGGCGCTCGGCAAGCCGGTCGGTAAAGGCATCGAGGAAGTCGAATACAACGGCCTGAAGCTGGCCGCTGGCGGCGATCAGCACGCGTACGGCGGCGCTGGTACCAAGCCTGGCGGCGGCGGTAACGGCGGTCACTGGCTCGGTATCTACACCCAAGGCGGCCCCGGTGGACCCGCGTGCGCGGCTGTCCAGTTCCGCAAGGGCGCTCTGCCCGGCGAGGTCGTGGGCGACGGCGAAGGCGACGTTACGCCTCCGAACGTCTCCGCGCTGCACGTCGACGTGTCTGCGACGTCCACCTCGATCACTATCACACCCTCGGGAGCTGTCGACGATGCCTAGCGGACTTCGCGGTTACAACGTGTACCGCAACGGCGTACGCCAGAACACCTCCCCGGTTACGGAGCTCGGGTCGGTGACTATCACCGGCCTGACTCCGGGCACCGACTACTCCGAGCAGATCACGGTCACCGCTATCGACATGGCGGGTAACGAGTCGCTGCCCAAGACGTTGGCTGAGCTGGAGGCGGAGGCCGCTACCGATGAGCTGTCTCCCGCCGATCCGCTGGACCCGGATCTGCGCGCGCAGATCGACGGGCTGGCGGCGGCGAAGATGAAGCCGACCTCTGGTAAAGAAGCAGACGGCGCGATCATCGGGATCGAGACCCCGACCGGGTCGTACTACAAAGCGTACGGCGGGGACCGCACCGCGAACACTCCGCTGACGCTGGAGAAGAACTTCCGCTACGGCTCGTGCTCGAAGATGTTCACTCACACCCTGATCCTCAAAGCGATCGATGACGAGCTGTTGGACTGGGACGATACGATCAGCGAGTTCGTCACCGGCGTCCCGAACGGGGACCAGATCACGATCCGGCAGCTGCTGCTGTTCCAGGACGGGCTCAAAGACTGGATGACAGACCCCGCGGTCCAGCAGACGTACTTCCTCAGCCCGACCAACTCGTTCGACCCGCTGAACTACATCCGTAACTCGGTGGTGAACTTCGCGCCGGGTCAGGGCTCGTCGTACTCGAACGCAGCCTCGTGGCTGCTGGGCAAGGTCCTGGAGTCCGTCTACAACGACGGCCGGACGGTCGATCAGATCATCGTGCAAGAGTGGCAGTCCGAGGTCGATATGCCGTCGCTGCACTGGCCGACGACGAACTACATGAACCCGCCGTATGTCCGGGGCTGGACCCCGAACCTGGCGCTGCCGCAGATCCAAGCGATCCTCGGGCCGTTCGCGTTCCTCGCGGCGTTCCTCGGCTACCCGACGTCCCAGGACCTGGAGTTCACCGCGGTCTCGACCTCGTGGTCGGGGGCTGCCGGCTCTCTCGCCGGGAACATGGAGGACTTCGTTCGGTTCGGTAAAGCGCTGTACGAGGGCGTGTTCCTGTCCGAGGAGATGCAGCAGCTTCAGAAGGAGCTGTTCAGCACGTACGTGTTCTACGAGCCGGTCGACGAGCATCAGGGGCCGGGCTGGATGGGGTTCGGTCTGAACGCCATCCGCTGGGGCTCGTGGCGCGGCTGGGTCGGCAACCTCGGCGGCTACATCGCGGTCATCTTCTACAAGGAGACGGACGGGTCGGTCGTCGCCGTCATGATGAACAACTTCTCGGCACACGTCGATGCGGTCGACCTGTTCTACCAGATCGCTTACCTGCTCGATCCCGACTCCACCGACCACGTGCCCTGGGTGTACCGCCCGGATCCGCCGGAAGAAGAGGACGAGATCGGGGTCCCAGCACTGTACCTGACCGTCGAACCCGACGGGTCGGGCAACGAGATCCCCGCCGACGTCCCATTCGAGATCTAAGGAGCCCGACATTTCCTCTCGCTACAACGCCTGCCGCGCCGCGGTGGGCCGGGGTGAGCTCCTCTGGGAGTCCGACGACATCTGCGTCGCGCTGGTCAACGGCGACGACTACACGCCTAACTTCGTGGCGGACAAGGTGCTCGCGGACATCCCGGAGGAGGCGATCATCGCCATCTCCGAACCGCTCGACAATACAGAGATCCTCGACACCGGATGGGCCCAGGCGGACGACGCCACCTTCCCGGAGGTCGAGGGCGAGCCGGGTGAGGCTGTGGTGGTGTTCAAGCGCACCGCAGACGACGAGACGTCCACACTGATCGCCTACCTAGACTCCGAACTCTACCAATCCGTCATCCCGAACGGGTCCGACATTCTCGTCGTATGGCCTAGCTCGGGCGTCATCCGCTTCTAAGGAGCACGCATGGCACTTCCCGAGAACTGGGTCGACTCCGTCGGCCAGAAGGTTAACGCCGCATTCCTCAACCAGCTGGGCGAGGAGCACAACGACATGCTGGATCAGATCGCGGCTCTCCTGGAAGCTCTAGACGGGCTATCGCTCAGGGTCCTGACGCAGGCCGCGTTCGATGCGCTGACGACGAAGGACCCGGACACCGTATACCTGGTCAAGCCCTGATGGCGATCTCTCCCGGGGGCCTCGGCATCCAACGGGTGTACGTCGGAGACACTGCCCTGGCAGGGGTCTACCTCGGCTCGTCGAAGCTGTGGGCACCGGCGTCGTACGACACGTCTAACGTCGGGGTCCAGGCGAACTCTTACGGCCCCACGTTCCCGTACACGGCGTCGGCAGGGGCGGACGTGTTCGTCGCCGTATCGATCGACCGGGCACCTTCCTCGTTCACAGGCGTCACTTATGGCGGTGTCGCGATGGAGCTGGTGTCGGCGGTCCACCACGACGGGGCGAGCCAATACGGCACGCTTCGCCTCTACCGTCTGCGAGGAGCGGGTACAGGCGCGGCGAAGACGGTCGCCGTTCAGATGGTCGGGAACTTGCTCCTTGCGGTGAGCGCGATCTCTTTCCACAACACCCCCTCGACCCTGAGCCCCTCGACGGCCACCGGCTTCAGCACCGCGGCTACGCAGACCGTCTCGTTGGTAGGTCCGGTCGGGTTGTATGTCGCCTCGGCAGGCGGAGCAGGTTCCCCGACCTGGCCCTTCAACTCGTTCTCAGGAGTGACCAACCGTACCAACCGCAACGCTAACGGCACGCAGCTGACGTTGAGCACGGTGGCGTCCTCCGGCGCTGTAACCGCTACGTCGGCGGGTTCGGATCACTGGGCCAGCATCTTCGTGCCGTTCTGATCACCAGAGGGTCGCGTCGCACCACTGCGGCGGAGGCCGCGGCAAGACCGAGACCTCCGATCCGTGGCGATCTAACCCCGCATACCAAGAAACCCCCTACCCGGCCCGCGAAGGCTAGGTAGGGGGCTTTTCTTGTTTCAGTGGGTATGGCCGTGATGACCTGTGTCTTCGTGGTTTGTCCGGTCAACCACCGCGGTCTCAGTGGTGTACGGTACAAACCCATGAGAGCCCTGGTAGTCATCCGCCTGTCCCGCGTCACCGATGCTACGACCTCGCCGGAGCGTCAGCTGGAGTCTTGCCAGCAGCTCTGCGCCCAGCGCGGCTGGGACGTCGTTGGGGTAGCGGAAGATCTGGACGTCTCCGGAGCGGTCGATCCGTTCGACCGGAAGCGCAGACCGAACCTGGCCCGGTGGCTGGCGTTCGAGGAGCAACCGTTCGACGTGATCGTGGCGTACCGGGTAGACCGGCTGACCCGATCAATCCGGCATCTGCAGCAGCTGGTCCACTGGGCCGAGGACCATAAGAAGCTGGTCGTCTCCGCGACCGAGGCGCACTTCGACACGACGACGCCGTTCGCGGCGGTCGTCATCGCGCTTATGGGAACGGTGGCGCAGATGGAATTAGAAGCGATCAAAGAGCGGAACCGTTCGGCGGCGCATTTCAATATCCGCGCCGGGAAATACCGCGGCTCCCTGCCGCCGTGGGGTTACCTGCCTACGCGCGTGGACGGGGAGTGGCGGCTGGTGCCTGACCCGGTGCAGCGAGAGCGCATCCTCGAGGTGTATCACCGCGTCGTCGACAACCACGAGCCGCTGCACCTGGTGGCCCACGACCTGAACCGGCGTGGTGTCCTGTCGCCTAAGGACTACTTCGCGAAGCTGCAAGGCCGCGAGCCGCAGGGCCGGGAGTGGTCGGCTACCGCGCTGAAGCGCTCGCTGATCTCCGAGGCGATGCTCGGGTACGCGACTCTGAACGGTAAGACCGTCCGAGACGACGACGGAGCTCCGCTGGTGCGGGCTGAGCCGATCCTGACCCGTGAGCAGCTGGAGGCGCTGCGCGCCGAGCTCGTGAAGACCGACCGGACCAAGCCCGCGGTGTCTACCCCGTCGCTGCTGCTGCGGGTGCTGTTCTGCGCGGTGTGCGGGGAGCCCGCGTACAAGTTCGCCGGGGGAGGGCGTAAGCACCCGCGCTACCGCTGCCGCTCGATGGGGTTCCCGAAGCACTGCGGGAACGGCACGGTCGCGATGGCCGAGTGGGACGCGTTCTGCGAGGAGCAGGTGCTGGATCTGCTCGGGGACTCGGAGCGTCTGGAGAAAGTCTGGGTAGCCGGCTCGGACTCGGCGGTCGAACTCGCGGAGGTGAACGCGGAGCTGGTGGACCTGACGTCGCTGATCGGCTCACCCACCTACCGGGTCGGCTCTCCGCAGCGCGAGGCACTCGACGCTCGTATTGCGGCGCTGGCCGCGCGGCAGGAGGAGCTGGAGGGTCTAGAGGCTCGCCCGTCGGGCTGGGAGTGGCGAGAGACTGGGCAGCGGTTCGGGGACTGGTGGGAGCAGCAGGACACCGCGGCAAAGAACACCTGGCTCCGGTCGATGAACGTTCGGCTGACGTTCGACGTCCGCGGCGGACTGACTCGCACGATCGACTTCGGGGATCTGCAGGAGTACGAGCAGCATCTCAGGCTCGGCAGCGTGGTCGAACGGCTACACGCCGGGATGTCGTAGAGCGGCTACCCGAGAACGCAGAAAAGCCCCCTACGCGCCGTGTAAGGGCACGCAGAGGGCTCTCTGGTAGTCTCTATTCAGTTGTACTGCTGAGTCCGTCAGCGCGGACGCTAGAGGGGTTTACGGGGCCTCGTGGACCCGCACGTACGGCTGCAGAGGCTTGTCACGGTAGGCGTGATAGCGCTCGGCCTCCTCGACGCGGATGGCCTCGATCTCCTGAGCCGCACTCACCTTACGACGCTGCAGTTCCGGATCGTCATACTGACGCACCGTAATCACCTCTGACTGACGAGTCTGCGTCGAGATGATCTTCAGCAGGTCCACCGCCTCGGTAAGTCGGTCGGCGATCACGGCCAGCTGCTCGACGGTGACGTCTTTCTTCTTCTTACTCATTCGATCACCTCGGTGAACGGGCCGAACGTGGAGTCGAAATCTGCGCCGATCTTCCCACGGTACAAATCCGTCCACCAATGCGAAGTCCACCAGAGCGCGTAGTTCTCGTCCCACCAGAAGACGTCGCTCTCCCGGTCGCGAACCTTCACGCCCAGCGGGACGGCATGGATGCTGTCCCACACCCGGGCCTGGGCCTTCTCCTCGACGTCCCGCACCTGGACGAGCGTGACGCCGGATAGGATCTCGGCAGCCACCTGCTCGGCGTCATCGGAGTAGACCGGGGCCCAGTCGGAGATGACGTCGACGATCTTTTGCCGCACCTCCTCGGGGGTGAGGATCATAGGGATTACTTTGACGGTGATGTATTTCTTCTTCTTCTTGCTCACGGTCTCCTCGTTTGCCTGATGAAGTCGGCCCGTGCCGACTCGTAGTCCGGGTGGAACGTGATGACGCCGTAGAACGATCCGACCGACGGGAACACGATCCACTCCTGGGTGTGCGGGCTCTTGCGGATCAGCCACTTCCTGGCGTCGTTACCCCAGAGCTCTCTCACCGGAACCACCCCCGCATGATCTGGATCAGGTGCTCCAGCCGAACCTCGTGGTCGAGCATCCGGATCAGCACCAGTTCACGCACCCGCTTCATTCCGCGGTCCTGAAGCTGGTAGCTACACGCGGGTAGATGCGCTGCACCCATCCCGATGGGAGGCTGTCGTCCCGGCGGAAGAAGCCCTTCCGGTTCACCGACCAGTAGACCGTCCCGCCGGGTAGCTCCTGGCTGAATCGGACGTCCGGCAGCCGGTGGCGTCCCGATACGGATTCCCGCACGTGGGTCAGGCCCAGCCGCCGAGCGAGGTGCCCCTGAACCCAGAGATGCGCAAACTGTTCGGGATCTGCGGTGAACCCCCCGACGTACTCGTGCTTGCTCATTCCGCCCCCTCGTAACGGTCCAGCTCGCTCTTGAGCCCTTGGATCTCAAGCTCCAGGTCGAAGACCCGGCCCATCAGGTTGTCGCGCTCCAGCTCCAGCCGAGCCGCGTCGTCGATCGCTTCCATCGCCCGGCGCACCATGTCCGCGATAGCGCCGTGGATCGAGGCGACGAAGTCGGCGTCAGCCTCGCTACGTAACCGACCGACCCACACCCGGCTCTCGTCCTGGCCGACGGCGAAAACCTCAAACACACCGAAGTCGTCGTCTTCCTCGACCGCCCAGAAGCGGTCCTCGGCCCCGGTGGTCTGCGAGAACACCTGATAAATTTTGTCCAGAAAGTCCTGAAACTCCACGTTGTTCCTCCCGTTACGAATCAAGCTGGAATCCGCAGAAATGGATCTGCGGACGGTTGCTCGTCTTTCTTCAGATATGCCGCGCCCCAGGATCGGCCCCCGACCTCCGGGTCGGTGTTGATCAGCACGCCTCGGAACGTCTGCTCCATGATCCGGCCGATCTCCTTAGCCGTAACCTCAGCCTCAGCCTCGGGCACCGACGCCAGAACCTCGTCATGGATCACCAGACGGATCATCGGTGTCATCCCCGCCTCGTGCAGCCGCAGCACAGCGCTGGCCGTTACGTCACGTGACGTGGACTGCACCATGTAGTTCAGCGCCGCGTATCCTCGGTCAGGGTCGACGGGCAGCCGACGACCGGTAGGTGTGATGACGTACCCGAGGTTCGCCGCCTCCCGTTGCAGGCTCTTGGACAGATCGGTAACCCCGGGGTAGGTGGCCGCGAAGATGTCGAGCACCTTCTTCGCCTCCGGGAACGTGATGCCCGCGTTGGTCGCGAGCTTGCCCGCACCCCCGCCATACACGGTTAGGAAATTGGCCATCTTGCCGACCTTGCGATCCATGCCCGCGGCGTCCGCGGTCACCTGGTGCAGATCCGCCTCCTCCTCGAACGCGCGGATCATCGTCCGGTCGTTGGCGAGCGCCGCCAGGACGCGAAGCTCCTGCGCCTGGTAGTCGACCGAGACCATCAGCTGCCCGGGGTCCGCGAGGAAGCACCGTCGGACCATCCAGTCGTTGGCCGGAAGGTTCTGCGCCGAAGGCGATGTGGTCGACATCCGCGCGGTGCGCGCTTGCAGCGGGTTGATCCCCGGGTGGACCCGGTCGTTGGCGTCCCGCCGCTCGATGAAGTTGCGGACCCAGGTCTTCTCCCAGGAACCCCACTTCTTCGCCTCGATCGCCGCCTTCGCCAGCGCGTTGCCCTCCTCAGCCAGAGCTTCCAGCAGCTCGGCGTTCACCTGGCGCTTACCCGTGGCCGTGCGGCCTTTGATCTTCACGCCCGTACGCTCCAGACCATCAGCCAGCTTCTCGGTGGAGTTCACCGAGTCGACCCCGTACGCGTACCGAGCCACCGCGGTGTAGTGCTCGGACTTCCGCAGCATGTCCGCTGACAGCTTCTCCGAGTAGTCGACGTCCAGCAGGAACCCGGTGCGTTCGACGTACGACATCACCTCAGCGAGCTTGTGCTCGTACGGGATCAGTTTGTGCGACGACTCCGGCACCAGCGGGGCGACCTTGCCCAGCAGCCGGGACACCAGGATCGTGTCCATGCCGGCGTACAGCTCGTAGTCCGGGTCGTCCAGGTCGACCAGTGCCCAGATCTTGTCTTTGGTGGTCTTGTGCTTCTTGGCCAGGCGAGCCATCGAGGCTTTGACCTCTTCGGCGGTCACCGGGTCGATGTAGAACTTCGTCAGCTCTTCCAGCTTGTGGCCGGTCCCACCTTCTTTGTAGGCCCGGGGGTCTACCAGGTGCGAGTAGATCTTGGTGTCCTCGACCTTCGGCCACATCTGCTCCATCGGCACACCGAGCGTCCGCTCGATCACCTGGAGGTCAAACGCGGCGTTGTGGATGACGAACCGCTGGACCTTCTGCAGAGCGGTGACGGCGGCCCCTACGAACGCGCCGCCCCGCTCCACCGGCAGAACCCACGACTCCCACGGGTTACCGAACTGGATCAGCCGGATACCGAAGTCGTCCTGGTAGATGTTGAGACCCGTCGTCTCGGTATCGAGACCGAGAATCCGGAGGTTGGAGCGGATGAAGCTCTCGAACCCGTCGAGATCATCCTCGTGCTCTACGACGTTGACCAGAACTGTCTCGTCCTTGATCTGGTAGCGGTGTTGCTTCACCCGCCCCTCCCTTCGTTAGTGGTTACGAATCAAGTCGCAGTCAGTAAAAATACGGCACCCCGCCCACGATGATTACTCCGTTCGGGGGGCTGTCCTCACCGCCTTCGCACGCCGTGAGACCGATCGCTGACACTCCCAGCAGCACCGCTGCAACCAACTTCTTCACAGCCCCAGCTCCCGGCGGATCTGACCCTCCGGGGTTTCTTCCTTGACCATCACTCGCCCGTAGTAGGCGATGTTGTTCTTGAACGGGAAGGCCCGGTACTCCCCTTCCCCGAAGTCCACGGACAGTTCGTCACCGCTGATGCGGTACTCGCAGTCGTCCGGGAACGTAAAGAACAACCCGTTCTGAAGCATGACCATGAACTTCGGAACCTTGATTTCCTCGCTCAATTACACCCTCCTAGGTAGTTACGAGTCAAGTTAATTTGCGTAGAAAAACTTGGCGTCGCGACCGTCATCCTTGGTCGGAGGCATCCACGCGTGCCAGACCTTGCCGGTCTTCTTCGACACACCGGTCTTGTAGACGAAGTCGTCGTACGGCTTCGGAGGAGCCCACTCCGGGGCTTCCTGCGCACCCTGCGGAGCCTGTCGCTGGTACCCGCCACCCGAGGACTGCGCGGGAGCCGGTGCAGCCGGCCCGCCCGCGAACGCCGCGGCGACCTTCTTCACCTTGTCCATGTAGTCCTTGAACTTCGCGTCCAGCAGAGCATCGGACTCTTCGACCGACGAAGCGTGGATCACGATCCACGGCGCGTCGAAGTCCCGACCACCCTTCAGGGTGGTGACGATCTTGCCCTCGCCGGGTGCCACGTTGCTGCTGTTGTTGACCACGGTGGTCGCAGGAGCGGTGGTGGCGACAGGCTGCTCGGGGCCGTTGTCGTTCGAGCCCCAGGGATCGGTGGTGACAGTCATTCGGTTTCCTTTTCGTTAGTGGGTAGTTGGGTAATCAGGCGTTGTCGCGGACAAAGCCCACGGTGATGTAGGTGCGGGAGGCCGGGTCCTTGATGATCTGCTTGTCAACGACGTCCTTAGCGACCTTGCCGTCTGCGTAGAACAGGGCAGCGATCAGGTTCTGTTGCCAGGTCGAGACCATGTAACCGCCCAGGTCGATCCGCGCGTCCTCGGTCGCGGAACGGAACCGCAGGCTGCTCTTGTCCACCTCCGCGATCTTCTCCATCTCGGCCAGGGCACGGTCCCGGAGGAACACGCCCTGCACGTCGAGGGGGAGCGAATCGTCACGAGGGACCATTACGATCGCTGTAATGCGGTCAGGCATCTGTTTCCTTCCGGTTGTAACTGGCGGACCTTCCGCCTACGTACATCTCGATGTCTTGCGGGTCCCAGTTCTCGATGAGAGCCCGCTTCTGGTTGGGGTAGAGCTCAGGCGTCACCCACGCTCGGTACATGTCGACGCCGGACATACCGCTGAACTGGCCGTCGAAGATGTTCACGCAGCAGCCCCTGACCCTGCGCAGGACGGGATCAGGTGGTCCCTGAACCGTCCCGAGCTGATCGGTACTATGTGGTGGCACACCGGGCACGCCCGGTGATGCTTCGGAGCGCTGGAGGTCACCTGCTCGGCGGTAGCCAGGTCGACCAGCTCCCGGTACGTCAGACCGTCCTCGCCGGCTGGCTTCCACCCGTCGTCAGCGAGACGAGTAGCCATCTCCCCGACAGGGTCACCCGGGCCGTTGTGCGACCGGATCGAGTCCGGGAACACCTTGGACCGTGAGCCTGGCCCGTCGTGGTCGTCGGTCTGCTTGATGACCTTGTGGACCTCTTCGAGCACCGCGCGGTGAGCGTTCTTCAGCCGGTCCTTGGCGGCCTGGTCCCGCAGAACCACCCCGTCGATGTACCTGACCTTGAGCGCTTCCGCGTACGGCGGGTGGCGATCCACGAGCTGGGATACAGCCTGAGGAATCACCTCCATCAGGTACACGTTGTCCGATCGGCCTTTGAGCGCGTCTTTGATCGACTCCGACGAGTAGTCCCAGTCACCCCGGGCTAGGTCGTCCGCGAACGCGGACTCGCTCAGGATCTGATACGCGTGACGGCGCAGGAACGAGATAGCCTCGCCCTCCGACGGCTGCGTAGCCGCGGTCATCCGCGACGACTTCTCCAGAACAGCGACCCACAGGTCCCCGGTCAGATCTTCCAGCTGATCGGCTGTCAGAGACCACTCCACCCCCGCGGACTTCGCACCTCGTCTGAGGCGCTTATCCAAGAGAGAGTCATCCATTCACCGGCTCCAGACTGCGCTTGGCGTAGGTCTCCTCGACCAGAACCTCGATCAGCTCGACCCGGGGGATCTCCCGGGACCGGGCTTCGAAGTGCAGGTACGGCAGAACGTTCCCGTTACGTGTCAAGGCCACTACAGCCTCCAGGTCTCTCCGTCGACCGTGAACTTCCCCTGCGAGATCGGGACAGCCTCGGCTTTGACGTGCTTGCCGTCGACGGTGAGGATTCCGAATCCCTGCTGCCAGTTCCCCGTCGCCAACTGCAGGTACTTAGCCTGCTTCTGGTCCATCATGTGGCCGACCTCGAACCCGGTAACCGTCTGCACCACGCGGCCTGCGTAGCCGAACGAGTGGTTCACGACCGCGAGTCGATGGGTGTGGCCCATGACGATCGACTTCTGGAACTTCTTCGCCCCGTTGAGTGCGGTCGACCCTGCGATCTGCGAGAGGCTGATCTTCCCCATGTGTCCGTGGGTCGAGATCCATCCCGGAGCGATGTCGTAGAAGTCGGGCAGCAGCTCGATCCCGAAGCCGTCGAAGTCCAGCATGTTCTGGAAGTGGAAGGCCTCTTCCATCTCGCCCAGAGCCGGTGCGTACCGGGCCAGGTACTGCCGCGGCCTGAGGTCGTGGTTGCCCTCGTGCATCAGGAAAGGGCCGTCGTAGACGTCGCGGATTTCCTGCAGGAACTTCTTGCCGATCTCGTTGTGCTTCTGCAGCTGCGGTAGGAACTCCTCGGCCGAGCCCTTCGACCACCGAGCGGGGCTGGGGTAGTCCATGTAATCCCCGATTCCCAGCAGGACATCCGGCTGAGTGTCGGCGACGAACTGGATGAACCCTCGCAGGGCTTTGATGTCGGAGTAAGGCAGCTGCACATCGGGCAGCACGGCGATGCGCTTTGTCATTTGGTTCCCTTCTCTGCGAGGAGGGATAGCTCCGCGCGTACTGATCGGTAGACGTCGTCCAACGCGTTGATCGCGTTGGTGACAGATGTGTAGGTGACGGTGTCGAGGGCGATGTACAGAGACATGCCGCTCTGAGGGGTTTCGACCTCGTGGTAGATCTCGTGGTAGTCGCTCACTCGACGACCTCGTCCAGGTCGATGACCATGTCGTTCAGCGAGTCGATCCAGGTCAGCGAGTCCGAGTCCTCGTTACGAATCAAGTCGTCGGGCAGCGGAAAATCGAACAGGGCGAGCTGACCGTCCTCCTCTACCGGCTCCGGCTCTTCTTCGTCTACGAAGAGCCAATCGGAAGACACCGCGTTGTCTGTGTCGACGGTGATCTCGACACGGGGGTCTTCCTCGTAGATCCGCTCGGCGCAGCCGGCGTAACCCGCGATGTCGGTGTAAGAGTCCCGGTGGTACCCCGTACCCTTCACCCGGGCCACCTTGACCAGGATCATCAGGTTCGCGACGTCGAGGTCAGTGATCGGGCGCTCCAGGTACGCGGAGAACAACGCGGAGATGTCGGCGAAGTTCTCCCGGGGGTGCCCGTAGTTCTTGTTGCGCGGTCCGTGGATCAGGCGTTGCGCCTCTTCCAGGATGCTTTCGTTGCTCACTTGATCACCTCCGTGAAAGGCGCGTACCGGTTGACATCTCCACCGGCCCATTTAGTCCCGACTCGATCCGTCACAACGACCAATTCGGGAACGTCCTCGAACCTCTCCCACACCCTCGGTTCCTTGAGGGGCGACAGGCTTCCGGCCGCGATGTACTGCCGACCTCCGTCTGCGAGAGACCTGACAAGTACGTCCCCGATCTCCAGGCCCTGCTCAATAACCTCAACGACTTCTCCAGGGGTCAAGAAGACGTAAGGGCCTTCGCCTTCGCTGTGCGTGAGCCGGAGAGGCCCGGTTACAACCGCTTTATCACCGATTTTCATATCCCTACCTTGTCTTTCAGTGCTTGAACGCCTTGCTCCAACACAAGGCTGTTGACGTCTTCGCCATCCCGGCCCATCGGGATGATCTTGGCGTTGGGCAGAACACCCGCCACCGTCTCAGCGAACTGCATCCCCGCATCGTCACCGTCCGCGAGTATCAGCACCTCCCGGTACCCGAGGAACGGTTCGCGGAAGTGCTCTTTCCACGCCTGCGCACCGGGGACCCCGACCGTGGGGAACCCCGCGACAGACGCTGTCAACGCATCGATCTCGCCCTCCGCGATCCCGACGCGCTGAGCCGGTTGCAGCAACGCCAGCGTGTTGTACAGCCGCCCGGTGTCGCCCGGGACGGTCAGGTACTTCGGTTTACCCTCGGCGGCGTCTAGGCGACGAAACCTCAGCGAGACCACCTGCCACCGCTCGTCCGGAGCCCATCGCAGGTAAGGGATAGCGAGCATCCCTTTGTACATCTCGTGACCCGGCAGCGGTTCCTCCACGTACCCGAGGCGAAACTGCGTCACCGCCTCTGCGATAGCCGGCGCGGTCAGCCCGCGGGTTGCCAGATACTCCTCGGCCGCGGACCCAGCCAGTGCTTTGTGATAACGCTGCGACGCCTGAAGGAGATAGCTCTTGTGCTCTTTCGACTGCTGTTTGATAGTTCACCTCCTCGTAAGTCATCAGCAACGTGATCGCGTTGCCCCGCGCCGAACAAGCGAGGCAGTTGAAAGCGTTCAGCTGGTACGACACCGCGGCAGACGGCCGCGACTCCTCGTGGTGCCAGCAGAGGCAGGGAATCCACACCCGGCCCGTGTCCTCGGGCGGCACCCAGTCAGGGGCCAGCCGCTCGATGACCTTCGCGATCAGCGTTTGTGAAGGATCCACCGGAAGACCTCGTACACTTCGATACCCTCGTGGTACGGGAACTGCTGCTTGAGCGCGTCGTCTAAGAACTCGTGGACGTCATCGGGGTCGGTGGTCGGATCGACCTTGACGAGTGCCTCGATCTTCATCCAGCCCTGGCTCATCAGCGGCCGCCCGCTCGGAGCGCGATCCAGATCCCCCACCGCCAGAAAAGCGCGCAGAACTCGTGGCTGTGCGGGTGGCTGCCTGATCCCTCGTCGTAGAAAGCGTGGTTATCCAGGTCGATATCCAGGCTCAGGAGGAACGAGCCCGGCTCCTCGGCACAAAGATCGCCCACTTTCCAGGCAACTCGATCGCCGTAATTCGAGAACATCACTTACCCCACCTCCGAGCCAGCCGGTCGATGTTCTCCTCCGAGACGTGCCCAGCCAGCCCCGGGACCTGTCGATCGACCGGGGCGTCGACGTAGGTCTGGTAGGTGACTTTTTCACCCGTGACCGGGTGGATCACCGAGGCTTTCGGGCCCTTCTTGGGCTGGGTCTCGGTACGGGTCACCGTACGGTTGGCAAGCAACTCGCTGAGGATCTGCTGTCGCAGCAGGTTCGGGCGTGCAGTCGGTTTCATCATTTCTTCCTTCCTTGGTTACGATTCAAGTTCGGGACCTCGATAGGAGCGATCCGTTTCCCGATCACCGCGAACGCGGGCGGGTTCTCCAGGTAGTCGATCCCTCGCTGGAGAGCTTCGGGGTCGTCACCGAGGTGACCGAGTACGTTGCGGTTACAGGGCGTATCCAGCAGCCCGCGAACGTGCCCTGTTCGGTGGTCGTGGTCGACGGCCAGCTTCTTCCGCAGGCCTCGACCTTTGCGGCAGATGTAGCACCTGCCACCTTGAGCCTCGTATATCTGCCAGTACTCATCGGCGGTGATGCCGTAGAGCTCCAGAAGACGCTTCTCCCACGCCGTATCCTTTCGGACGGTTCGCTTTTCGCGATGGTGGGTAGCGCATCGAGGACCAGGGTGAGGGGCGGGTCGGCGGGTTGTGATCCCGGCCGCTGCGCAGTCGACGCAGCGCCGGGGCTTAGGCTTAGCCGCCGCCATCCAACCACCCGACCAGCCACAGACCTGCGCCCCACGCGATGATCGAGTAAGCGATCAGCTGCTCGATGCTCATGTCTCGCTCCATCCCGACACCCAGCTGGCAGCTGCACGGTCACCGATCCATCCAGGCGGGAGAATCCACCCCTCGCGGGCGGGGACGGTTTCACGGGTGAGTCCTCCGAGGGCTTTGTCGACCTCGGCGGCGACGTGGGCCTCGAAATCGTCGAGCGAACCGTCGCGGAAATCACATTCACCCCGCCGCGCACCCTGGCAGTGGGAGTGTCCAGTTTCCAGGTTTAACGTCCGCCGGTGTCGGCGCTGAACCGCGATCATGATCTTCTGCGCGTCGCCGCTCATGGCACCTCCTCGAATGATTCGCAGCTGCACGCTTCACAAGTTCCGATGTCCGAGTGATGCGATGACGGGTGTTGGCATGTGGCGCAAGGTGTGGCGGCGTAAGCGGCGATTGCTTCGGCGCGGGTTACCGGGTCGCTCATGCTTCCTCCCCTTTGATCAGCTCCCGGATCTTGTCGGCCCGGAAGTCGTCCCACCACGCGCCGGTGCTGGCGACGTGAACCACCGGAGCGGTCTCGTAGCCTTTCTGCTTCACCAGCTTCAGAGCCTCGGGGTCCTGGTCCACGCGGACCTCCCGGAACTCCACACCGCCGCGGGTCAACGCGTTCTTGGTGAGCGTGCATTTGAAGCAGTCCGGGCCTGTGGTGAACACCGTCACCCCGTTACGAATCAAGTTATCGGGCATAACGAATCACCTCTGCAGCAATTCGATGATGTGAGAGAGCCGCCCATTGATGATCATCAGCATGATCATGGACACAACCATTGCCCATGTTCTTAGAAGTTCCATCTAGAAATCCTTAATCTCCATCTTCGAGCCGTCGAACTTCAGCTCGGCGTACAGCCGGCCCGAAGGGTCAGCTCTTCCTGACCTGTTTTTGACCACCGACACCCTCAGCGTGTCCCCGCCGAACGTCGACGGGACTCGGTGCAAGGTGGCTACAAGCTCGGGTACGCGGCCGATCTGCCCCTTGATCCCCGACAGCGGGATCGGCTTGTCACCGGAGTTGTTGTCCGCGGTGACGTGGTGCAGACCGATGATGCACGCGCCGGTCTCCCGGGCTTTCTCGTGCAGCCAGTCCATCAGGACCTCCAGACCACCGAACGGGTCCTCGTCGTTCGCGGCTACCCCGGTGATGACGTTCGTGATGTTGTCGATCACGATCAGCTGCGGGTAGTTCCCGAACGTCTCCTCGTACGCGGCCAGCGAGGTCTCGATGACCTTGAGCGTCGGCTGCGCCGAGTAGTTCAGCCGGATAGGGATACCGTTCGGGTTCCCCGGGGCCGCGTTCCACGTCAGCACCTGCGGAGGCAACTGACCTTCGCGTACCGCCCGGGCAGACTCAGCCAGAGGCATCCCGAGCTCCATCGAGAGGATGCGTGTCGACTGCGTGAACGCGTCCGAGTCAGCCGAGAGGTAGTACGTCGGGATACGGCCTTTGAGCGCTAGAGCGAGCGTGAACGCTGATTTAGCCCCGCCGGGTGCTGCCGCGATCAGCGCCAGCTGGCCTCGCAGGAAGTTGATACCCTGCTTGGTCAGCGACCGGAACGGTACAGGCAGAGGGTCACCGGCGTTCCCTTTCTGCTCGATCGACTGCATGATCGACAGCATCAGACGCGGCCTTCCTGCCGGTCGTAGATGTAGTTAACATCTGACCTCAGATGATGGAGCTCCGCTTTCAGCTCCTGAACGTCCTCTCGCAGTTTGGCAAGTTCTTCCATGTTCACACCTCCCCCACCGTGTCCCGGCGCACGATGGCGGCCTTCGCCAGCCTTACTCACCGATTTAAGACCCAGCCGACGGGCGACAGCGTCCTGCTCCCATCGCTTCACCAGCCACTCGGGCTCCACGGTGAATCCGACGTACTCGTGCTTGTTCACTCTTCTTCCTCGTCCCTGGGACTGCTCAGTTGCAATGCCATAACCAAGTCGTAGAGGCCGTCGACGCTGACCCTGTGCTTGTGCTCCATTACTCTTCCTCCGTCGTGTCTTCAACAGCGATAACCCGAGCGATCCCGGTAGCCACCCCGAACACCAACGCGCCGGCTAGGGACAACCCTCCGAGCGCAGCCATAGCCATCCTGTTCACTTCGTACCCCTCGCTATGAACCCGTTGTAGATCGTGCGGCCTTCCTGTTTGGCCTTGACTTCTTCAGCCCAGACTTTGTCTGTAGCTTTGATCAGCGCCGACTCGGTCGTACCGAGGAACTTCACCAGCGGAGGACCGAGAAGACCTCGGCGAGCAGCGCGCAGCACCCCGCCGAGTTCGTGAACCGCTCGCTTGTCTTCCAGCTCGACATCCAAGAGGTTCCCCGGGCCTGGCCGTTTGGTCACGGTCGCCTTCAGCGCCGGGTCAGCAAGAGTCCATCGTTCGGTCACGGGCGGAACACCTCGACGTTCCCCCACGGACCTTTGTGGTCAGAGAGCTCGTCGGCATCCCCGTTCGAGTACAACGTGAGCCACGTCTCGTCATCGATCTTCACGTAGACCGCTGCCAGACTGGACAGGAGGAGCGTGGCACGCACCGTGCCGATCGGGTCTCGTGGCTCCGGTTTCTCGGTGATGTCGAACCTCTTCAGGAGGTCCGTCGTAGCATCCATGATGGCTAGATGACTAAGGCCTCCGGGCAGAGCTTTGGCGAGTACCTCGCGGATCAATTCCTCGTTACTAGTCAAGACTCAGCCCTTCCTGTGATACCGAGCAGCGGATGCGACGCTGAACAGCGGCGTCGGCTTACCCCACTTCGGCGAGTAGTCCCCGACCGCGGCGAGCCCCTGCTTGCGCCAGCGTCGGACTGTGTCTGTATCGACCCCGAACAGCTCGGTCAGCTGCTCCTCGGTCGCTAGTGATGGATTGCTCATCGTTACCTCTCGTTACGAATCAAGTTAGAGGCCCGTTATCGGTGGAGCCCATACCGTGGAGGTGAGAGAATGGCTAGTTCTCGATCATTCACTCCCCCGGACACCCGGTGTTGACTCACCGTGGCGATGGCGTCCGGAAGCTTGGTTACGTGTCAAGTTTCAGGCCATAGAGTATTCACAGCTCAACGCCACGTCGCACCTCGCGCAGCTAGCACCTGGCTTAGGCGTGAAGTCCCCTGCTTCCAGCTTCCGCTCCATCTCGTGGAACCGGGCCGAGATCTTCTCCCGCGTCCAGTCCGTCAGGTCGTACGGATACGTCGGCTTACCGGTCTTCGCCATGAAGTACACGCCGCGCGTGATCTCGACGCCGTACAGCTGTTTCAACGCCAGCGCGTACACCGCGAGCTGAAAGTCATCTCCGGGCTTGAGTCCGGTCTTCCAGTCGACCACCAGCACCTCACCGTCGAGCACGAGCACCACGTCGATGTAGCCCCGGATCTCTATCCCATCGAGCTCGAACTCGATCGCGAGCTCTATCCCCGGGGTACCGTCCGGTGTGTGCCACACCTCTAGGCTCGGGTGGTTGTCGATCCAGTCGATCACCTTATCGACCTGTTCTAGTCCGATGTCCCATCGACGCTCGATGTCTTCCTGACCTCGGTACCGGCCTGATGCGAACCACCACCCCAGGTTCGGGGTCTCTTCGGTAGCTTCGTTGATCCCGTCGGCGTACTCGGCCTTGAAGATCTCATAGCACTCTTCGCGCGTCAGCGGTGAGCCGGCGAGCTTCGAGAGCATGTATTTCTCAGCCACTGCGTGGACCCCGGTACCCTGCTGCAGCCAGGCCGCTGGGCGTCTCCACACGCGCTCATGCCTGGCCAATTTCCAGCTGAACGGGCATTTGTCGAACTGCGACAGCTGCGAGACCGACCGGGGTTTCTTCTCGTACGTGTAGTTACGAGTCAAGTTGTCAGTGTCAGCCACGAGAGTCCTTGACCGCCATAGCGAGAGCCACAACCCAGCCGACGAACGTCCATCCCAGGAACACGTTGATCACAGCGACAGGCTGCTTCAGCGAAGCTTTCCGGTAGTACGCGACGATCGTCGGGACGAAGTACGCCGTCCCGAACACCACGAGTAGCGCGTGGCTGGGGCTGATCGACATCAGCACGATCAGCGCCACGATGGCTCCCAGAGCCAGCCAGCCCTCGATACGGCCTTTCCGCTTGGCCGCACGAGCGGCCGCGTCGGCTTGCGGGTAGTAGCCGGGTTGGTACGCCGGCTGATCCCAGATGTTGCTCATGATGCTGCCTCCTCTTTAGATTTGCGGGTCGCGTTGCAGCGGCGCTGTTTGGCCAGGCCCAGCTCCACGAGCAACGGGTACGGGTTGAAGTCCGCGGGCTGATATTCGCGACGGAGAATGTACTTCATGAATTCCCCGATTTCGCCCATGATGTATTTGTCGCCGTGACGCTCTTCGCGTTCTACAGCATCAGGCTCGCAATACCTATCGATGAACTCTTTCACTTCCCGGTAAAGGTAGCTGTCGTCGGTTAGCCACGTAGAACGGTAAACGTGGAGGCCGCGAATACCGGGGACCAGATCGAGTGTATTTGCGCGGATATACGCGTCTTTAACCACGTTCAGAGTAGGGACGATTGTCTTACCGATAACTCGGGAAGTGATCTCGAACATACGGTGCAAACCATTCTTCTAAGAAAAGGGGCGGGTGGTTATCAGGGCTCCACGCTCGGGAAACGCCAGATGTGATGACGTCCGATCTCGGACAGAGTTGTGTATTCGTTGACTCTGATGAGTAGGTCTTCGTCGGATTCCTGGCGCTCCCTGTATGCCCAACCCCCGCGTTTGCTGACGCCGGGTATAGGCGGGATGTTCGGATCAAACTCGACAACCCAATTGTTCTCACGAAGCATCCGGTAAAACGACCGGAGACGTTTCAGCTTGTATTCTTTCATACCTTTGCCGCGTGTGGCGATGTATTCGCCGTGATCCCTCAGGCGTTTATGCGGCGCGCACTGAGAAAGGGGCTCGGGTACCTTGAACGGGTATTCGCGGCGGATAACCTGCCGGGCGGTCAATTTACCTCCGTACGTGTGAACGTGCCATGAAACAGCCTGTGGTGTCACACCGTACATCCGGGCGATATCTGCCTCAGTCTCCCCTGTAGCTTTCAGGGCCTCAATCACTTCTAGTGAGAGGCGGGGGAGCTGTTCTCTGGTGGTTCTCATCGGTCCTCCTTGTATTACAGACCAACGTATCCTGCATCTTGTTACAGCGCAAGGCACAACCCCCTCGATACTTGACAGTGCGACGTAGTTTTCTGGTGTCCCAGATCTGGGACTCTTCCCCCGTGGGAGAAAGTAGACCACTTGATCTAGTCCGGCGCAAGTGTCAAACGTCACTAAGTTCGTAGCTGAACCGGCATCGTCACAACCGATACCGGCGTTACAGCTACCAGACCACGACTCGATCCGCAGCGGAGACGCTGGTCAACACCACCACCGGGATCTGCAGTAGCGACTCTTCTTGTCTTTCCCTCGGTCTTTGCCCTGGCCGGCTGAGTCGTGTTTGCTCTCGGATTTCTTCTCCGGATCGCACGTCGGCAGGCCCCCGTGGGTCACGTGCCAGTCAGAATCGGCCCTGAGACCGCCGTGCTCCAGCTGGTGAGACACCGACCGATGCTCGCACCCGGAGAACCCGTCAGCGCGCGCTGACGGGGCTACCAGGACCGCCGCGAGAAGCGCTCCGCAGACGAGGAACACAGACAGGCTCAAGGCTGGTCCTCCAGTTTCGGCATAGGCCAAGCGCGGATCGATCGGTCACGAGGGCACAGCTCCGCGTCCTCCAGTGAGGTGTGTGCCCACGCCAATTCCTCGCGGGCGTTCGGATAGATCCGGCTCATCGGTTCCCCGCAGTCCATGCAGGGGAGGCGAAGGTTGCTCATTGTTGGTCCTTTTCGGCTAGTAGTTGGGCGCTGCGACCAGACGACGAAGGCCAGGCGCTTAGTCATTGCTCTCTGCCGACTTCAGTTCCTGAAGTTGTCGCCAGGTGATAGCAGTCCGGATCAGTCTTCGTCCCGTCCTGGTTGGCGTGGCACAGATACACCGTCCGCATCCGATCCGGAGCGACGAAGTAAGTCCACGACCCGAATACGGAATCCGCGCGGCCGCATCGGGCGCACCGCCTGCCGTCGCTCATGCTTCCTCCTCTGTAGCCGCCCACTCCCCGCTCATCGCTTCCTCTCCCCCGGGTGCGAAGGCCAGGCGCTTAGACACCGTCGTCCCAGTAATCTCGTCCCTCGACAATGTTCAGAGCCTCTTGGATGCCCCTATCCATGCCGCCCATGTAGTCGCGATCACCGCTGAGATCGTTGACGATCTCCTGCAGCCGAGCGATCAGTTTTCTACGGATCTCCTCCACCGATAGACGTTCTGCGTCCTCGCTCATAGAGGGATCCCTCATCAGGCCGGGGTTGTCTGCCAGGTACAGGGCTACCGACGCGATCTTCCGTAGGGCGTCTTCTCGGGTGGGTTTCGCAGGGACTAGGTCGATGCTGAGCCTCGCCCGGACGATCTCGCCGGTGTCAGCGTCTGCGTCTATCTTGAAATTCCAGTTGCCGTGCTTACTCACACCTGCCTCACTCTCTTTAGTCCGACGGTTCCCGCTAGGTTCTCGCGGACGAACGCCCACGACTCAGTCCGTACCCACGACGCGGTGAACAACCCTTCAGCGTGCTCGGCGGCGTGGTGCTTGCAGAGCAGCAGCTCGAACTGACCGTTCTCCCAGCGCTCCATAGCCGCGGCAGAGCACGCGTCGCAACGATCGGTGAGCCGCAGCTCCCCGGGAGGCGTTGCGCCATCCTCCCGGGGAGGCGAAACCTGGTCTGGAGTGGTCATGCGTCCACGTCCTCTCGCTCTACGAACTCGACGTACACCTTCGCTGTCTCCAGATCGGTGTTCAGGATCTTGAACCAGAACGGGTTGTCACCCCGTTCGAACTGGTACAAGTCGTACGACCCGTTGGTCTTCGCGACCAGCTGCCAGTTGTCCGAGTGGTGCATGGCCCCGTACTCGGTCTCGAACCACTCCCCGCTCACAGCCCCACCGCTTTCGTGATCAGGAACATCAGCGCAGCCCCAGCGACGATCGCTCCCACCGACAACACCATCTCGATGCTCATCGGCAGGCCCGGGTTGCTCCGTCGGTACAGCTTGCGAAGCTCAGCCGGCGAGTACGACGCCGCGATGATCTGATTGAACGCTTTGAGTTCTGTCTCGTTCACGGGTTCACCGCCTTGAAGTGCGCGTTACCGTCGATGCTGATTCCGTCGACGAATACGGTCAGCACCAGCCGGTGAAACCGGCCATACTCGGACTGGATAGTTGGGTCCCCCTCCAGCCAGTCGGAGGGGATGAACTGGCTCCCGATCCACACGCCTTCCTCGGTGAGTCGGGCGTTCTGGTACTGCGGTAGCTTCGACTTGAGCTCTTCGATGATCCGAGCCGCTTCGTTCATCGCAACCATCCCTCCGCGTATCCGAGGGAACGCAGGCTCTTGTAGTCGGTCCAGCCGTAGATGCTTGGGTCGTCGTGGTCTTCCATTTTCCGACCCTTGCCTGCGATCAGCTTGCGCATCGCGGCCTTGAGTTCAGTGTCCATATCAAGGCTCCTTTGAAGTCGGCAATGATTTGGCAGTATTCACACAGCCATTTGTTGTCGGTGGCGGCGCCCACATGGACGACGCGGTTGCATTCAGAGCAGCGAGGTGGGTAGAGGTCGCTCTGCCACTTGCCCATTTAGTCCCTCACTTTCGCCAGGATTACCAGTGCGTCTGCCAGGCCGCTGGCCCGCCCCCCGCTGACTAGGCAGTCCTCTTTGTCGCCGCGGGCCGTGGCTGCTTCGCAGAATCGAAGCCACTTCACGCGCTCGTCGTTGATCAGGTCTATTGCATCGCTCAAGGTCATCGGGTCTCTCCTCGCAGCGCGAGCTCGGTAGCAGCGGCAGCAGCCGCGACACGGTTCACCGAGGTGACCATGCGCTGAAGCTCCGGGGTCGAGAGCGCGGCGAACCACGCGTGTGTGCTGGTCATTGGTGTTCCTCTCGTTACGTGTCAAGCCGCGATGCGGCGGGTAGTGGTCTTGGATGTGTCGATCAGGTGTCGCCGGCCTCGCTCGTCGACGACCGTGAGCACGGTGCCCGCGGTGAACAGCACCCGAGCTGTCCAGCCAGCGGGTCCGCGCGATGCGATGTGGATGGTCATCTAGATCGCCCCATCGCATTCAACAACCCAATGGGGGTCACGGGTGCGCGCTTCCATCAGTGAACCTGCCCAATCCTGATGTCGAATGCCGTGGACGACATGCCCCGCGGGGCATAGCACCATTATGAAAGCCTCGTTAGACCGAATGATCGGCCGGCCCCTGTGCGTCATGGTGACCTCCTAGGTTGGTTACGACTCAAGTCAGTGTGCGTAGCCGTGAATCGAACACGGTCAGCGCGGTGATGTCGGCTGAGCGATCCTGCCTGCTCGGTACCAGCTCGTCGTAGCCACGTGCTTCGGCTCAGAGCTGGACTTCAAAGTATGTTGTGGGCCGTGGCTCCGCATTACACGGGATTTGCATCAGGGTCAACGCGCGGTCTGGGCTCACCTGAATCTTGCTGGCCTTTGTTGTGTTGTAGGTCTACATTAACCGATCTGTCGGTTACGTGTCAAGTGAGTTAGTCGAGGAATTTCTCGGCGGATTGCCGCCGCCTATCCCGTCCCGTGACCCTTCATCAGACAACCGCGCGTACGCCTGCGCGAGGACGTCATCGACTCGGACCGTCTTCTTACCCACCCGCTGCGCCGAGGCCAGCAGCACCGCGACGATCTGACCGACACCGATCAACTCGCGCAGCTGGGCAGTCTCACGCCCGTGCTGCCGATCGAGCTCCTCGATCATGTCGAGCGACTGCTTCGCCAGCAGCCGGTAGTTGAACTCCAGCACGTCGCGGCTCAGCCCGGACACATCCTCGCTGGCGGCCTTCCGCAGGTCCTCACGACGCAGCATCAGGCACGCACCAGACGGGCCGAGCGGATGCACTCGGACTGCTCGATCTTCTCGGTGCCGTAGTCGTGCGCGTACCAGACGGTAGCGACGCCAGACATCCCGAGCTTGGTCACGGTGCCGACGTACTCCCGGCCATCCTCGGGCGAGGTGAACCGGACCGAGTCACCGATGCGGATGATGTCCATGAGATGCCCTCTCTCTGAGTGGTTACGAATCAAGGTCGAGCGACGACCGCGTAGCCTGCGATCACCGCGAGCATCACCGGGATGAAGCTGATGATGATGAGTGCTGCGGTCATGTCCACGAGGTTACGCATCAAGTTTCTTCGACGCAACCCTTGACACGTAACCGCAGTTCGTGCATTCTTGATTCATCGCGATCGGGGCGATCCCCCGACTACCGAGTTCACAGTCCCCCGGAAGGGCCGGCGGACAGAAAGGAGTCCCGAAATGAACAGCACCGTGAAGCAGGCCATCGCCCTCGGTCGCGAGGCCGGCGTCCAGGTTCAGCCCTGGGGCGGCGATGAGGTCCGCCTCAACGGCGGGATGATCATGTCCGCCTCGGACGCGATCGGCTGGGGCATCCGGAGGGCAGCCGTCCGGTAGCCCCGGCCCTCGGCCCCGGGTAACACCGGGGCCATCCCGATCCCCTCATCCATCAACCATCCACAACTCGAAGGAGACACCAATGACCACCATCGCCCGCCGCATCGCCACCGGCCTGTTCCTGCTCGCCGCTCCCGCGGTCATCGCCACCCCCGGCTGGATCGCGTCGGCTGACCCGAGCTCGTTCGATCAGTCGTCGTTCCCTTGCGCTGAGGATGAAGTGCTCGGGTTCAGCCCCGAGTTCGGCCCCGACAAGGTCGGCTGCACCCACATCGACAGCCTGCGCTGATCGGCCCAGCTGATTGAGCCCCTGGCCTTCGGGCCGGGGGCTTTCTCATGCCTCGACCCGGAAGGCCCCGTAACGCCGCCTCACGTCCACGCTGAGCCTCGAACACCGCGAGCCGGTGTCAGCGGTGCGGAAGGCCAGGAGTCGGCCGGCAGCGTCGACGTCGAGCGCCTTGACCCGTAACCGATCGGGGTTCGAACTCGCCGCTTGACACGTAACCGCGTCGCGTCGCATACTTGAGTCACCTCGCCCGGGGCGGTCCCCCGGCTACCGCGATCATCAGTCGGAGAGTCCGACGAAGAAAGGAGTTCGAAATGAACACCAACCTGATCACCATCCCCGCCGCCGAGGTCGTGGTCGGCGACACCATCGTCGCCGGTGCAGGCACCGTGCTCGCCCCCGAGGACCTCGTGGTCCGCCGCATCGAGTCGGATCGGACCTTCGTCCGGTTCAACGGGATGGCGGACATCCACCGGCGGATCAACGTCCGAGTCGCCCGGTAACCCCCGAGCCCCACGAAGCCCCCGCTACGGCGGGGGTTTTTTCATGCCCGCACCACGTCGAGACCCGATCCCATCCAGAGCCATCGTGCCCTGATGCCGATTGCTGCCCCTCTCACAGCCCCGCAGAGCGACGATCACCCGCCTCTCGATAGACCACCCCCGTCGACCGGTCTCGTCGCGGCAGAGGGCCAATCACCCCCCTCGAACCACGAGATCGACCTCGAACACCGGGGCCTGGCCCATCGAAGGCTGATCCACACCCGTCATCCGTCGCGCGATCGAACCCCGAAGGCGCGAAGCATCCGACGAACTCGACCCCCGATCCATCGATCCGATCGACGTCGAACGCGAGCTTCGATCCCGGAACGTCAGCTCGATCCCGAAGATCAGCCGCCCCCTCGATGCAGAGCCCCGTCGATCCCGAGCCGCATCGCATCCGCAGTCGAGTCAGCATCGAGCTCGGCGCATCCTCGGTGCCGAGGCGCTGTCGCATCGAGCGCACAGGACGTCGCACAGGCGCAAGGGGTGCTGTGGGGTAGCAGGGGGTGCGGGGTACAGGGGTAGGCAGGGCAGGGCGGGGTGTGGGTGCGCAGCTGGGTGTGCGTGCCGGGGGAGCGGGTAGGCAGGGTGCGGGGTACGCCGGCCGGGGTGCGCAGACTCGCAGCGCAGAGGGGGTTGCGCTGCCGGGTGGGTGTGTGGTAGACTGGGTATACTCCGGCAGACGGGGTCACAGGGGACGCGCGGCGCGCGGGCCCCTAGGGGGGCACCCCTACCCCCCCGCGTTTGACCGGATGGTAA